ACTTTTTTCATGATTACCTTTGCTTCTTCTACACCATATACAACAGGAATTAATGGAGATAAAGCAGTTACTAAAGTAGTAGCAGCTATTTTCGATAATTTTTCGCTTCCTAATAGATCAAAGGTCATTCTTGCTGTTTCATAAAGTGCTTTTGTTACTCCCAAAGGACTTGTATGCTTTGTAGCAGCCACTCTATTATAATATTGTCCATATTTATTTTTACCGTTTGTATCCTCTATTATCAAAGGTTTCCTCATATCAAGATAAACTGGAATTTGCCTTGGTGCGTATATTTCAGTATTAGTGTCATAGTTACCTTTTGCTTGATTTCTATTTACTTTTGCGTAGAATTCGTTATAACTTGGACTTAGACTAAAATATATTCCTTGCCAATCTCCTGTTGGTCTTTTTCGTACATTAGAAAATTCCGTAAAATCCTCAGAAGCTGTTGCATGATAAAAAGTCAACGGTTCATTATTCTCTAACTCCCTGAATAAACGTATATTTCTTTCATCATTTTTATTCGGATAATAACTATTTACCCAAAAATCCTTTTTAAATATGTCCTTTATACCTAAAGAACTAGGTTCCTTAAGTATATTATTAAAAAATGCACCTGTACCCTTACTTGCATTTTCGGGATCGTTTTCCCAATCACCGAAAAAGTTTTTGAATTCATTAGTTCTTAGTCTCAAGCGAGAAGCCTTTAATGTATTTATAGTAGTATTTAAAGGTTCACCTGAATAAGTTACAATTTGGCTTGGATCGAAAAATATAATTTCTTCTCCCTTATTATACACCACTCCATCGTAACCTAATTGTTTATAATAATCCATGTGTTTTTGCGTAAAATACGAAGGATACTCAGGTGAAGACGAAGAAGAAATTGCAAAACCATTAGCATTCAGATTTTTTTCATGCTTTTTCAATAACAACGTCCAAGTATCTTCTTGGTCAATATTGTCTTCACGAAGTTGGTAATCAGGTACAGGTTTTCCGTATTTATCTGAAACAATTGAAGGTTCTTCAAAGAAATCAAATGGTGCGGTTCTTAGCTCTTTGCTAACTATAAGTGGATTACGCATATTTCCATAGGAAACATGTATAACCGGACTTTTTTCATTATGTTCCTTCGATCTGTTATAGGAAGAATACATATTTGCAGCTTTTGGATTTAACGTATAATATATTCCCGCTAAATCTTTTCCTGCTGCCCGGTTGCCCCTATATACGCTTAATGGATTATCTTTTGTTCCTTCACTTGGCGTTTGACTTCCTCTATAAAGCACTACAGGTTTATTCAAATCGCTTATACCTAGGTTTTTTTCTGTCAAATATGTAGCATTATCAGGATCGTTTTCCCAATCTCCGAAGAAATCTTTTTTTAGTCTCAAATGGTCTGTTGTCATATTAAAGGCGAACGGATTAGGCTTCTCATTTATTTCTTTCTCAGCAGGTTTTAACAATTGATCCCACATATCCTTCATAGTCTGATTATATACATTATTAGGATCTTTTATACCAACAACTGACTTCATCTTGTCCAATAAGTTCTCTGAAAAGCTTTTCTTTTCTCCATTAAGTACAATTGTTTGCAGTTTATTCCTGAACTTTGTTTGTCTAGAATCATGCAATAATGCCATGAATTCCTTTATCTCTGTATCAGAAGGTTTTTCACTACCCCCCATTAATCCTGCTTGATTGAAAGCATAAGATAAATCGTCATCAGACATTATATCATCTGATAACTTATTATCATTATTAAGCCTTTCTTTAATACCCATCCACGAATTAATCATTAAATCCTTAAAATCCTTGTTAGTATCAAACTCATTAACAGTCATACTATGCCCACCTTCATGAGTAAGAAAAGCTAACATATTTTCCATATTGTTCAATTGCCTGTCTTTGTCGTTACCCATAGATTCATTAGTAAGCAGTACCTGGTCATCTCTGAATTGTGCATAAATTTTGTCATTATTACTGTTATAACCAAGTTTTTCTCCTTTTATCGGGAGATTACCCTTTGTTTCCTTGAGATACTTGAGTTGGCTCTTTATGTTATCTCTTGCTTCTCTGCTATCCTTTTTATTACTTTTTCTTAAATACGAACCTATTGTTTCATCGTTAATACCAACTAAATCAACTCCGTCTGCAACGGTTATATCGCCTTTTATAGCTGTTATCTTAGATACTTGATTTTGTAAATATTCGAAAGCAGAAGGTTCACGCATATGCAAATGCTCAGTTACTTCGCCTGTTTCCATATCGATTTTCTTTTTTACGGTAGGAATAAGCGGATTGTCTTTTCTGTAACTTACTTCATCTTTAATTTGCTTTCCAAACTTATAGTTCATCCATGGTTCATGTGCTGATATAATAAGACCAAACAAAACTTCTTGAGCCAATCCGTTCCATGTCATATCAAGATTTTGATGAGAAATAAGTTGATCAAGTCCTACTCCTACAGGTTGAGCTGCAACTGCACCTGCAAAGAAACCTAAATTAGACCATGATTTTGATAATGCACTTGATATTGTAGGATCAAGCATTTTTGCACCTATTTTCTTTATTGTAGGAGCAAACATTCTTAAGGTATTTGCCGCGGTATATCCAAGTGCTACATTAGCACCTCCAAGTAATAACATACTTTGTGCTTTCTCAAAGAGTTTTTCTCCGGACATCGAAGGATCAAGTGAAGCAAGATAACTCACCGCACCACCAACTGCAAGATTAAACGGATGGTCAAACGGATGTCCGAGTGTTTCGTATAAACTCGATATTCTTTGTCCTTCTCCGGTAATAATGGCTTTTTTATAATTGGACGGATTAGTAGCGTATTTAACAAAATCTACCGTTCTTTTCATGAAAGGTTCTGATTTTTTCATCCATAATGGGTCTTCTATTAACTTTATAGTAACATCTTTTACTTTATCTAATTGGTTTACATTAAATAACCTTAATGCTGAATTGGACATGTGAGAAGCTGCTTTAAATGCACCAAGTCGCATATCAGACATTAGCATCCCTATATCATGTGCTAACGAAGGGAACCTGTTCATCCATCTATCTTCTAATTCCAGTATTTTCCTATATTCTTTATCATCTACATCAACTCCACCTTTTGCCATAGTTTCCAATATTCCGCCTTTTATCAGTTCCCATGGAGTAACTCTTTCAAAATCTTTATGTGCAGATTCATTTTCTATAGGGATATAACTCGTTAATTTATGACCTGAAAGCAATCTTTTGTTTTCTGACATTTTGCCAAATATGGCACGACTTGCGATTTCATCGAAATAATCGATTACTCCACCTGCGAAATATGCCATACTTTTCTCTAACCATGTACGCCCGCTTTTATCTTTTACGTTAAAATCAAATTCTTGCGAAGGAGATAACCGTTTCATTGTTTCCAATTGACTTAATTGGTTATAAGCATCTACATATGCATTAGTAACATCAAGTACCTCTGCATCTATTTCATTCCATTTATTTCCCGATATGCCATTAATTACATTATATATCAATGCAGTCATATTTGTAGGTATTATATTTTTACCAAATCTTCCAACAAAATCATTGGTAAATAGGTTATCCGGAGCATCGGGATTTATCATTTGCGATAATACGGTATTTCTTGCATTAGGACTTATTTTCCTGCTATCAAGAAATTTATCGTAAAATTGCATAAGGTCTTTTTTTATTTGCTTAGGATCCTTTTTCATTTTAAACTTGGTGCCATCTATTTCATAAGCATCTCTTAGCATTCTGAACATTTCTTGCGCAGGTCCATATATAGGGGATTTATTTGTTCCCATGTATTCCCCTTTATATATATTACCTTTTTCCGTTATATCTTTTGTACTGATTACTTGTTTACCATAATTCTTACCTACTTTTATTTTTATAGGTTTATCTAATTTTCTTCCTTTATCATCAAATCTGACATAATCATATTTTTCCTGGTCTACTTCCATTAATTTAGCTTGCTCTTCAATGTAACTTAAGGGATCATATATCCTATTTCCTTTATCATCGTATTGCGGTCTATCGTCCAATCGAGCAATTTGAGGATTAAATACAGTAGGGTCTGCCAGGTAATCTTCTACAATAGTCTTATTTGGTGTTCTAAGAGGTGTAGGAAGGATTTCTCCGTAAGGGTCTCTCTGGTATACCTTTTTATAGTCCATAATAGGATACACGGGCTGAGACGTTGTAATTTCAGTATTCTGTTTAGTTAAACCAATAGGGTCCTTGAGATATTGTTCTGTATTGACTATTTTAACAGGAGCTAAATCAGGCTTTACGTTAACCTTAAGTTTTTTATTATATTCATTAATTCTTTGTTTTGTAGTAAGATAATTGAATACCCTGTTGAGTTGCGTAGTCGGTTTATAATTCTTTTTTTCTTCACTACCAAAATATCCCGATTGCGTTAGCAAATAATTTAAACTTGCTTTTTTCTTAGGATCATAGTTATCATATTGCTGTATTTCCGGTTTATCATTGCCGTTATATCCTAAGGCATTATTTACATTAGATAAACTCGTCCACCCAAGATTCTTAAAGTGTTCTATTATAGTATTAATTCTTCTTTTTGGATCAAGAAGTTTCTCTTTTTCCAGTTTTTCCTTAGCTTTAACGTGATCATTAGTTAATGAAACTAAGAATTTATCATCGTCTTTTTTTTTTATTTCATTTTGTAATGTTCTTGTTTTCATTATTTTTCCTTATTTATTTTATTTCCCCACCTCTGTAATTCTGACCTGCAGTATGTCCCCATCCGCCTAATAATGTTTCTATTCTTGCTTTACTGGTTCCAGCCGGTAAACCCGCTTCCCAATCGCTAACTTGTTCATTATAATATATCGATGAATTTATTCTTGGCCCTCTTACCTCTAGTATCTTGTTATCACTAGGTCCCGTAATTTTGGTTTTTATCTTCCATCCGTTAGATTCTGCTTGTTGCTTAACCATTCTCCCCATTTCTTCTAATCTCTTTATATGTTTTGCTTCTCCATTAAGTAAATCAAAACCGGCTTCTTTTTCACAATCAAAGTCAATTAAAGCTAACGGAACTGATCCTGATTCCATAAATGTATCTCCATCTGCACCTACTACCATTTCCTTAATTCTACCTCTTTTATCAGCGAATCCTACCATTTTTATTATAGTTCTTTCTCCGCCGCCTGATCCACCCGGTCTAAAGTTTTCCTTATCTGACTGTTTTTCGGATATATTGGCATCTACATACGGAGAAGTCACATTTGTCTTTATTTCAGGAGGAGTAGCAGTCTTAGTTGTTTTTTCTATTCCATACAGAGGCATATTGGCTTTTAAGAACGCTTCTCTCTGTGTTGCCATATCTGAATATACGTTCGATTGTTTATTTGTTACCACATTATGTATATCCTGTAATCCTTTGTTAACAAATAAATCATCAAGTCTATAAGGGGCTTCATCTATAATATTTGCTTTATCGGTCTGTGTGATCTCGTAACCTTGTTTAGCTTCAAAGCCAGGAGAACCCGGTCTTAACATTAATCTACCGGAAACACTGCTTGAATTTCCAGTTGAAGCGGATAATCCTTCTTCGGTAATTAATTCCGGATTTTCCAATAGCAATTCCATCATAGTTTTACTTTGTTTCTGTTGTTCTTCTCTGTCACCAGGAGTCTGTAATAAATCACCCATTAACTTAGGGTCATATTTTCCCTTGTTAATTTGATCAAGCATATACTGACCTTCTGGTAACAACTTTTTACCATCATCTATATTGAGATCTTCGTAGTCCATGAATGGATTTGCAAAATAGTTATTTTCTTTCGGAGGAGCGAATGATTGACTACCGTTTGGCAATAAATAATCTAAGTCTTTAGGATTACTTGGAGGATTAAATTGATAATCATTTTCTTGATAAACAGGTTTTCTGCCTAATGCCTCCATTGCTTTATTTATCAATGTCTTCTGCAGTGGATCATAGTCAGCTGCTCTTAATGATTTTTCTGTCATTTTTAATAACCTGTCATCAAGAGGTATTTCCTTGCCTTCTGTCTTAGAAGATCCTTCTTGACTTAAGTCATTTTTTCTCAATTCCATTGCTTTTTTTGCAGACTTATTGTAGTCTATATTACCATAACGGTCTATTTCCGCTTTAGCTCCGCTGAATTTTTCGGGATGAGAAGAAAACATTAATCGCATATCATTAGACATTTGAGCTTGTCTATCTATCAATTCTGCGTTACGTGCGAGATTACGGTCTAATCCCTGTAACATTAGTTGCTGAGCCATCAATAAATCTCGGTTATTCCCTTGGTTAAGTATAGGCATTGTTATCTCCCAAAATTAAACTTAATATGATTCGGTATATTCATAAAAGGAAAAAGAGTATTACTTGGTGAACTAATATCATTTTGTCCTTTCATCCACGATGTACGAGAACGAGGATATCCAACGGTTTTCCTTATCGGCTTATTGGTATCTTCTGCCATCATTGTGTCTTCCGGATATCCCATTGTATCTCTCCTTGGTTTACTATCATCTTCCATCATCAATGTATCAGCGAGTCCTTCCCTTTCTTTAGATGTAGCTTGAGATACAGTATTACTATCTGTTTCAAGTAGATTATTTATGGATGACATTGCATTCATTCCACCTAAAGCTCCAGTTACTGCAGAAGAAAACAAATTAGGTTTTTCGTTGTATATCTGCTGTTCTTCAATACTTAATCCCGTTCTCGTGTTATCCTGCATCATCTGATTTTTCTGCATTTCCTCGTTTTCCCTTTCACCGATAGCAGCATTTTTTAATCCCGTTGCTTGAGCAAATACTTCTGCAATCGGAGTTGCATTGGCAGCTCCTACTGAAGTAGAAGAAACATCTCCACCCATCTTATTAGCTATATTGCCTGCTACTACATTTCCTGCTTTATTACTTGCTGCCATAGTAGAATCCTCAATATTTGCATATTTTCTTAACATGGCTAAACGAGGATCAAGTGCCTCAATTCTCTTTCTATCGGATGCATTCCGTGCATCCGCAAGTTCCAAGCGCTCCTGTTTCTGCTTTTGCATTTGTTGTCCCTGCATAGCATCATAGAGTCCGCCAAGTCCTCCTATTATTGCCGGTAAATACTGTAACATATTAATACTTCCTCCTTTGTTCTTGATACTCAAACTTTAACTCTACCAACCTTAATTTAAGTGCATTGACATCGCTTTCTAATTGTTCTACTTTTTTCTTGTTTGCAACCTGGTATTTAATGTCATTTTTAATCACTTCGATATCGGTTCTCATTTCTCCGAACATGATTACCAAATATAGTATTCCTGACGCCATAATAGACGCTATGATACCAACTACAATTTTGCTAACTGGTACTGTTTCTTTTTCTGTTATTTCTGTTTTTGTCATATTGTTTCCATTTCATCCTATTATTCCAAATACATCATTACTTGAACCACCACCTGCATAAGTTCCTGTTAATGCTCCATTTACATAATCAACTCCACTCTTAACATCACTCACAACGGGTAAATGGCTGTTATCAACATTGTAAATATTTGTTGTTCTTGTTAAAATTCCTCCGAACCAATTTAAAATAGGAACCGCAGAACCAGATGCGTCAACATCAGTAAAAATTGCGTTTGCTAATTTTAAATTTGCTAATGTTCCTGAATAATTTACATAGACAGTACTCGAAGAAGTTTTTGACTTAATACTTGTTCCAAAAAGTATTGCACTCGAATAGTGTATCTGTTGCCATGAATTAGATATATTTAAATTATACCCACTTACCAATGCTACAATAGTACACATATTAACATATAAATCTACACATGATATATCATAATTACCTACCATAGTCATAGTTCCCGATACAGTAGAAGATAAATAAGAAAGATATAATTTAGTTACACTTAAATTCGCAGTCAAAGTTACGTTGACACTCCCTCCAACTAATATAGCTAAATGATTATAACTCATATTTGGCAATGTTGAGTGTACTGTTGCCGTATAAAAGAAAAATGTACTTGAATTTGTTGTAAAATCCAAAGTCCCTGCTGTATATGTAAAAACCCTTGAACTCGCACGGTTAAATGCAACGACCGTTCCAAATGTTATTGTTCCTGCTGTGTTGATTGTTATGTTATTGTTTATATAAGATGTCGGTATTAATGAAAAACTTGGCAATGTATAAGTTCTTATTGTCCCTGTACCATTCATAACAATAGCAGTTGTACCCGCTATTCTCGTTGTAGTACTTGAACCAACATCTAATCCTCCTCCGATTGTTAAGGTGTTTCCATTTAAAGTATTTGTCCCATTTGAGCAAGTTACCGAACCAGTTGTCGTCCAGTTATCTGCTAATGTCCATGTTCCCCCATCAAAAGCAAGATTGAATGGAATCGTTAAACCACCTGATGTTATCGTTGCTGTATCTTGCATTTTCAAAGTGCCATTACCCGATAAAGTCATACCTGCAACTAATGTAACCGTAGTTGTTACTGTAAGTTTATTAGAACCATCAATAGTAAGTAAGCCAACATAATTTGTCATTATAAAAGTAGAACAAGCCGCATTCGTAATATCAACTGTTAGATTACCACTTGTTGCAGTTGCAACAACGGCATCAGCTGAAGTAGGTACAAAACCCTCTACCCAAGTCCCTGTTGAGTTCCAATTCCCTCCTCCATTAGCTATTGTGCGAGTTGCCATGACTTATAATTTTATTTCTTTATTTACTAAATTTTGAGCAACATCTTTTAATACTGCTTTTTGCTCATTTTTTATTTGCAAGTATTTATTCATTAAGCCTGTCTTAATTTCTTGCTCTGCTCCTTCAACTGTTCCGTCAGTACTGAAAAATGCCATTTGTCCTTTGTAAACCACCGTGCCATCGTCTTCGGTTATTACGACTTCAGTATTGATTGAGAAGTTTTTACCTTCAATTGGCTCTACTTTAAATATTGCTGCTTTCATATATTCCTCTAATCTATTGTGTATTCAAAACTAATTATTGCATAAGTTGGAGTTCCCGTAACACCCGCTGTCTTCCAGCCGATATAATTATTTGCGGCTATATCCGGATTGCTCAAAGAACCATCATCATTTGTATTGACTCCCTCTATAGTCGTTATATCTGCATCTACGGTTGAACCATTTAAACCGTTACTATCGAACTCCCATAAGTTGCCCGTTATCGTACCAACTGGTGTTAAAACATGAATTGCTGTTATTGTTATTGCATAAGGTACTCTCCATAACGGCAAGTCAGAATTAGCCGTTGGATTACTTATTACGAAACTCTTTGATTGAGTAAGTTCTACGTAATCCGCAAGTTTCTTTTCTTCCCAGTTTGTACCGTCAAACCGGAGAACTTTTATATCACCTGCGCTATAAGCCACGTTATATCCATGTTTTAGCTAATGCTATCCTTCTCCATGTATTGGCATTAACACAAATGTATAAATAGTTATCATCATAACCTACCCATCCCTCAGTACCTGTATCGATGTTAGATGAAGGAACTCCTTCAAACATTACCATCGCCATACCTGTTCTGTTTGGGAATGTTATTATTTTATCACTTGCTGTCAATGCTTCGTTAGTTAAAGTTAACGAGTAATCAGCTGCACCTAATGCAACATCAACGATAATCTTACCTGTAACGGAATCTGAATCTACGGTAAAAATATTTTCCGTTGTTCCTGTATCAGTATTTTGTGTATGCGAAGTATTCGCTATCCACTTTAATCCTGTTTCTTCAATATCGTCCCTTACTAATATATATCCATCAACTCCTCCTGCCAATACAGTTGGTACATGGGAAGCATTTGCTGATAAAAGTCCTCCTTTTGCTATATTAACATTATTTTCTGCAAATTCAGGACCAGGATTCGCAGTATTCTGTGTTAATATAATGTCATATTGTGCTAGTGCCATTATTCCTCCTCTACATATATTTGATATTTAATTCTCACATGTTCATTTCCATCAAGTATCATTTTCAATATTTCCTGTATACTCTGTTTATTAAGTATAATACCACAAAAGTATTTATTCCCGATAGTTTCATCAATAATTGCTCTTTTGTGTTCAATTTCAATATTGATTTTTTCTTCTTCTTCCTTAAGTTCTTTTTGTAACTCAGTAATCTGTTTTACTAATCTCTTTCTCATATTAATCCTATGTATTCATTAATGTAAATTTTTTCCATATTGCAACACCTACAATTCCTCCCGTAGTACAAAGATAAAAGTAATCATCGTCATAATAACATTCGCCTATGCTACCTGCATCTACTCCCGTTTGCTTCGTACCAAATAATATATTTTGATACTTAGGTATATATTCTAAACCATTGTTGTTAATTCTTGGATTACCATATACTATACCGTTAACTCCCATTATCTCGCCATTACGTAATATTCAGAATCATTACAATCTACAAATAATCTGAGCCAACACTCTATTGCCTCATCAATCAGAATTATTCCCGTATAAGCGTTTCCTGTTGCGTTTAACTCAAGAGGACCCGTTTCTTTTGCGACAGCGAAATTAGCCCAATCAACACCATTAAGGGAATATTCTACTTTGGCATTTGTAATCCCCGTAATTGTGTCAAGATTAATCACCTGAAACAATATCGCCTCATTTTTCCTGCTTTTCTTGATAACAAAATATCCGTCAACTTCATATTTTTCTGCAATAAGTACCTTGTTGTTATTGAATATTTTTGTTCCAGGTTCGGTTGTACCAGGACATATTCCCCATTGGATTACATTAGCTATATTTGCATTATCTACAATTTCAGCAGGATTTTTGCATATTAGATACAGATATTTATTCGTATGGTCAATTCTATCAATTGTATACGAATCAATATTGGTATTTCCTGATGTTCTTAACATTGCTTTCATTCCACTTATCCATAATGAAACAAGAGGATCAGAAGCTAAAGTTAACCTCACTGTCTTTGGTCCTGCTTTTGCCTTAGCTGAAACATTTATTGCAGCAGGAGTTCCCTGTATATTCTGTCTTTGCAATATACCAAATTCGTGCTGACCGAAACTATAGTTTAATGGTATCATTTTTACTCCTTAAAATAATTTTACTATTTCTCTTATATTCACTCTATTTTCTTCTAAATTGTTTTCTTTATTTCCTAAAAAAGTAATCGCTATTCTCTCGTATCTTTTTTCTATTAGCATAGCATCATCAACTATTTGACTACCTCCATAAATATACGGTACTACCCTTACATAACCCGAACCACCATCTTTAACCCTATGACCATATATTTTATACCAAAACATTATACAATCACCTTCTTCGCAATATATCTCTAAACTTCCATTCAAATTTATATCAGGTTTATAAAATAATCCATTGTTACATCCTGTATCCGTATTCGGATAAAGAGTAGTTACTGCTCCATATCCCGTTAAAGCACTATAATCAAAACCAGGTTCCTGTTCTCCGAAATTCCCTCTTTCATCTATAAGATATAATTGATTCTCGTTTGGACTTCCTGTATCATTATATTCTATTGGATTGTGCCATTCATATGTAGGAGGCTCATCGAATATTTGAGCATTAGTACATTTTTCTGCAATGAGCATCCCTTTTTCTATTGTATCGTATACTTTGTACTGTATAGCCGCAGTATCATTACAGAATCTTGCTTTAAGGTATACTTGTATATCAAATTTATATACTCCACTTTCAGTAGGACAAAAGAAAAATACATCTTTTTCAAAAGTTCCTGCATTTTCAGAGTATTTTCTGTTTGTACTTACATTCACATAATCAAGAGTATCTTCGTGTACTTCTGTGCTATATCGCATTGGTATCCATCCATCTCCGTTATTCGTTTGTGGATATGGTCTTCCAAAGTACTGTGGTTGCCTGTTTACAATATCTATGTAATCATAATCAGGTGGAACAGATGAATATCCGAATCTATCTCCTGCTGACTTTGTATCTATTGTTTCCAAAGAACCCGAATCTATTACGTAATCATTATCTTCTAAAGATTCCCATAAAGTATTATAGTTATTTATATCCGCTGTTTCCGATTTTTCTACACTTACTCTGACTTCGTTCTTATCCCATTTTTGCACTTTGAACTTATATTGCTCACTATCGAGAAAGTTTATTTCCATTGTCTTTGGTTGTACCTCAGTACCATTATGGCTCACCATTAAGTCCCATAGTCCCTTGGACAAACTGTCTGAAATTGGTCTGATTATATCCTCTAAAACCGCTAAATCCTTATCTGCCCTACCGAATGCTTTAGCCACACGCTCAAATTCTACCTGGACATCTCTGTCCTTATGTATTAACGATGTTTGTCCGAAATTTATAGCCATTACTGAATCCTTCTTTTATAGATATTTACTTTTATTTGTATAGTTTTCAGTTTAGCCGTAAGTTCACTTATGAACTTGAATCTCATCAATCGCCCCTTTATTCCAATAGGGGATAGTACATTTATACTTTCTCTACCAACTCCTTGCTTAGTATTTTCATCATCGTAAAATTCTCCACCTGTAGCCGTAGGTAATTGCATCATACCCAAAAATGGATTATTTGTTCCCTTGGCTATCATATTATGCTTTATTAAGTCATACCATCCGGAATTACTCAATAATTCTATTAATTCTTCTGTACCTGTAGGATTGTATTTCATTTTGATTTTGCGATACATAGCTTTCGCCTGGTCTACCCATTGCCTATTTCTTGTTTCTACGGAAAATACCGGATCACAAAGGAAATCATGGTCAGTTAAATCTACCTGAGTGGTAATGTCGTAAGGTACACATTCGATTATAGCGCTATGTAATTGAAAATCGTTTATTCCGTCTCCAATTTCATGTGTAACGATTTCACCGGTTATATCTCTTTTGCTGTTATTGTCAGATTCTATACCTGTCGTATTTACGGGATATTCGTCTTTTAACGAGGTTTTATCGTTATACCCATAGTAAGTGATGGAATCGTCCCAATTCAGTCCATACTGATAAACCAATGAGTAAATTTTGCCATTATTAAACTTAGTTCTGTGATACTTTGAATAGCATACAATAGCATCAGGTACCGTAATATAATCCTGATCTCTTGTAATATTATATTTTTCTATTCTCCAATTTTTGTTCGCAAAGTTAAATATTAACCTGATTTCATGCGTAAATGCCCATATGTTTTCAGTATAACTTCCTGTCGGTGTAGATATCACTAATTCATTATTTTCTGTTTCATAATTAAATTCTAGATACTCATTATAACCTTTTTCTTCAATTAGTATTTCTCCAACATCATATAAATTAGTATATATATAAGGTTTAGCATACATTAATAATGCCCAAATACCATTAATTAATAACATGGATTCTACATTATTACTAATGCTTTCCGGTAATCCTCCTTGACTTATCCATACTCCATTTTCATTTCCATATATAAATCCATGAGGAGTATTAATTATCGTTTTAGGTGAGTAAGTCCCCGCTGATTCTATTGCTTCCGCAAATTCCCATGTACTTACATCTGCTATATTAGGCATTATTATTCTATAGTGTTGATTTCTGTTGAATACCAATAATTGCTCTCTGAATTCCATTAATGCAGTAATTGGTTCATGTCCTATCTGTATTTTTTCTTCTTCTATAAATACATCTGGAGCAATTACTCCACCTTGTACATTCGAATATCTTAATATAGCTTGTTCATCAGTTGCAATAAAAGTTCTTCCCTTTATAACGCAGATACAATTTGCACCGGTTCCTTTCCATATTTTACCGGAAGATTGCAAATTAAGCGGTGTTCGTGCAGAAGGATAATCCCATAACAAGAAATCAGGTGTCCAATATTGATCTTTTTGACTATCATCAGGATCATCGTTAAATTCACGTATAGCACCAACTACAAAAGGATTAAAATTGGCATTTGTAATATCTCTCGCTTCGGGGTATCTGTGTCCATTTACTTCTATTGCGCCTTCTTGCGGTATAGCATAATATACTTCTTCGGTACTATTGACTATATCCGTAGTTTTTTTCCATGCGTTCGTACTTCTTTTATTAACAGCATAATCATTTACTTCTATATTTGCCGTATCATCTATATTATCTCCAAGTCCATCTATTATAAATTCCTTCGCTAGTCTATAATGACTATTTGAATCAGGTGATTTGTTGTTCTTTATTGCAGGAAACATATAAGCATCAGGAGGTGATATATAAGCATCAACTCCCTGACTTCTTAGCCATCCATTTTTTACATCAGGTTCCGATACGTAAACTTTTATACTTGATACTCCGGTACTGATTATTTTCTTATATCCTTCTTCGGTTATTCTCAATGTCATGTATAATACGGGATAAAGATAAGTTTCTCCTTCAAACAATATATTAGTTCTTTCGGAATCATCATGTTCTTTTGAAGCAGAGTAACAAGGAGCTATCCACATATTTTTTCCATCAAATTGCGGACTATTTTCATTTGTTTCTAAATTTAACCTTACTGCTGCCCTTATAGTCCCGGAACATAACATATCAGTAGTTCTTCTAAAATTTGACATTGATGAAGACAACGGAATCGCTCCGTTTCTAATTATATAATCATCTTTTAATGCTATAACTTCTATTCCATTAATTACGTAAGTAACCAATATAGGTATTCTTTCTTCCTTTAACCACATTCTAGGTAAGTATCCCTTCGAGTAATCAGGTAAACATGTAGTTACAACTGAATACACATCTTTCTTGAGTATTTCCCTTGTTTCTTGTGCATGATAGCGTATTCTGCCAATTGGAATCACTTTTACCGTTGTATCATCAGTAGCTAAAAAAGTCTTTATATTTATATCGGTTTTTGCATAGTAATAATAGTAATCTTGTGCTATCGGAGTTGACGCATCATCTATTGCTGCATTCTCCCCTATTTCATCTTTTATGCAATTAAGCATTAATTTTTCTACTTTATCACCATTTAATACCTCGAAAGTACTGTACAAAGGTACATTTTTCAGTGTTTCTAAGCTATTCGGAGGGTCACTGTTATCTTTAAGTTTATCAAAATAAGGATTGCAGTATAAATCATTTTCCCATAATACTAAAGAAATATCAGATAATTCCGCATTATCGTCAACATTACCATTGACATATTTTCTAATTCCCTGTGTATCTGCAAAAGCAAGTCCTGTCATATTTTCCATATTGACACTTGGCTCATATACTTTCCATAAATTATAATCTTCTTTAGCAAGAGTTAATCCTAATCCATTCCAAAACTGATTGTCATTTTCTAACTTCTTAGTTAAATCCCAATTTTTCCACATATATACGGGAAACATTAGTTTATCAGCTTTTGTCTTAGTATTATCAGGATATTCATTTAGTAACTTAGTAACAAATAATAAACTTTCTCCATATCTGCAAGAATCCATTAATGTACCTAATGGATACCAGCCTGGGAATGGAACAGAATTTACATTGTTATCCCTGAATATTTCATGCCATCCCGTTTCGTAATTATTTCCATCGTATTTATAGGTAAATCCAAGTATTCCGGTTGCTTCCACATAAGTACCAAGTCCAATATCACCTATGTAATAATCATCTCCGTCTGATTCAACTCTTCGCTTAAAGAATATTACATAAGTATCATTAATTTTCGGATTAGCCGTTTTTAATAACTTTGCATGTAATACAAGATTACTTTTGTTCGTAGTTTTATCGGTGAGATAATCGAGTATATCAAGTTTAGTCGAAGAAGGCGAGTATATCTTTTGTCCTTCCCTTTTTACCAAACTCCTTATTTCCTTGTTAGGGTCATAATTACACAAATATAATACGGAATCATAGTAACCTTCTTTCAGTAATTCCTTCTGATTAAAGTTTTCTACAATGCCTCTGTCGAAACTCAGTATCCGTATTTCCTTTTGCATTAATATTATATTCCGCTTTATTGTTCATATTCTGTTTCAGGTAACCAATTAATAGGTTGTATCGTAATACTGCTATTATTGTCCCTTAATTTCTTTGCATATCCCATAGCATCCGTAAGTTCTTGCCTGTACATTTCTTTAGCTCTTACAGATACTTGATTGAATCTATCTGCTCCTCTGCTCCAGAGTTCTTCAGTAACTAACCATTGTAATCCCCATCTAAACGTATCATACAGAAAATCGGGTATCTGCACAGGCAATACTGCATTTGGGTCCCACATTGTCAAGGGATTGTCTCTGAATGGTTTTCCGCTGATATAATCTATGACACATAGTTCATTTAGATAAAAACTACCTCCAAAAAGCAAATTAATACTTCCGTCCATTTGCCCTATCGGATCGACAAATTGCGTTAAAAATTGATTTTGTCCGAGCATGGTATTATTTATCGAAAAACTGTTATTGCCGGAAATAGTCCTCGCAATTGCCTGTTGCGAATATTCCTGACACTCATTCCATCCGGTTAAATCATTTCCTACTCCATCGGTATAAGATCCTGAACTTCCTCTTATTACTCTGATAATCCTGAATGGTGATAACTCCGTTGTATTAAAAGTATAGGGCAATCTGACATCGTATACTTCGCTTCCACTGTATCCATAGAAGTCCCAATAAGTAGTATTAGGGGGTTCGTCATCTGCTGTTGCCGTGTGGCTCTGTATTGATCGATAAAATACAGGTCCGTCAATGTATGTAATTGTGTTTTGGTTATATACTGTTCCGATTGCCCATGGGTCTATTTGTGTCCAATATGCTGAATCTAAAATAAATGTCGTTGCTGATGTATGACTAAGATCACAAAAATAATAATTACCACTATTTTCACATATTTGCCCATTGGTATAATTGGTACTTGCTGACCACGCAGAAGCCATAGGATTAGGTGTTATTGTATGCCTCGCTATCCATATTTCAGTTTCACGTGCCACTTTTTCCGCAAGACGATTCATTGTTTCAATGTACTCGCCCGGATGAAATAAATCCATAGATAAATCACCTATTGCACTTTGTACTTTGCTAAATATATTTACTACATTAATTGGCATATTATTTCTTTTTCTTTATTTTCATTATTCTCTTGTTGTATTCTTTTTTGGAAATATTCTTTTCTAAAGTAGGTCTATCGCGATAATGAGATATTGTTCTTTCGTAAATTCTTCCTTTTTCATCTTCGACTAAATCTTTTTCGTCTGTAAAACCATAAGATTCTCTAGTAATCTTTGTATAGGGTCCCTTTTTAGCTAGCGGAGCAACAAGTTTCCCGTTTTTATAAGCCGCGGTTTTTCCTATTCTTTCTAACTCTCCACCTAAACCAGGTGTTCTGTTGTCTGGTAATTGTAAATCTCTCTTTGCCATAATTATGTCTTTCTTAATCTTCTGTAACCTAATACTTTAATTTTGTTATAAGGAGCAATGCAAACCATGTTGCCTTGATTACCTCCTAATGTATAAATAAAATCATTTACTTCATTAATATAAAAAGCAACATGCCCTTTCCATGAATTTTTGCTTTCTCTCCAAAACACCACTATATCACCTAATTCAGGTTCAACGATTTCTTCGCCTACTTCGAGCCAACTACGTGCATTTAACTTTTTGCTTCTTTCATAACCGGTTTCTTTAGCTACCCAATTGGCAAATGCACTGCATCCTGCTGTTTCATCATCGTTAACATTAAATCCACAGTCTTTGAAATACTTCAATATTTCAGGATTATGCTTGGATCCGGGTATTTCTCTATGTCCATATTCCCTAAGCGCTATATTGATAATATCTAAATTCATGTTAAATACCTCCCGGTGGTTGTATTCTATTTAAGTTTCTATCGTATCCCTGTTTAGCATTTACCTCAAATTGCCTTTTTGCATCTATCATAGAAGTGAGTTGCTGCGTTGCCTGGTTAATACTTTGTTCTATTTGTTTCGGAATATCCACATTAACCTGTTGCAATATACTTGCCTGTACCATATCAATAAGCAATTTAGCGTATCTATCAGGTAAATCTATATATTCATTAATCTGTGGTATATCTGTATCCTTTGTGTGCTTATAAGTCAAAGATGTTGATTCTGGTAACATATCATCCAATATTGGTTGTCTGTATCCTACAATAGCAAAATCTGCGGAAGAAACATCATAAGAAGAATGTTCTAATGCGTTCGCAGGACTATCAACGTCTTTGCCAAAAAACATCAGTATATCGCTTCCCAAATGTGTCCACGTAGCCGTTTGATCATGTTGCAAGTTCCATCCACTTCTCTGTTGTGTCATCATACTCAAATCCCACTTGGATAAATTACCTATCCTTGTTCCATTGACTATATTTACTCTTTCAATGTGATGTATAAATCTATCTAAGTCCTGAAAAGTACTTAAATCTATTCTATCCAATCCGGTCGGATGAGCAGTATCTAATGTTCCTAATATAGTTATTCCATACCAGGGTTCAGCAGCCAAAGAAAGTAAATCCGCTATGTGAGAAATAGCTGCGTTGATATGATAACGAATATTCATTTCCTGCACTTTTTCATTATTTTTTTGCTGAGTTAATACCTGTGCCTCTGAACTTATTCTGTAATAAGTCCAAAATTTGCTCAATGGTCTTAAGTGTACGATAGAGTCTTCTCCGTTTATACTAACTATTGGCATCTTGTCCTCCTTGTCCTCTTTGTCCAATAAATTCCATTTGTAATGCAGCAAAAGCGTCTATATCCTGGCTTTCCTGCATAACATATAATTTTGCATAATTAAGTACTTTAGGAACAAATGTTTCCTCTATATCAAGATCCATGTTCCAATTATAATCAGGGTCCGTTAAACTTATTGCATCCGCGGGATTTCTGGGATACTCGAGTAATCTTACGTAAATTTCGTTTCCATCAATTTCATCTTTATCATCGAAGAACATAAGACAACTTACTTCCGTATCATCTTTGTAAATCGCATAATGAGTACAAAATGCATCAAAGCCTTGCACGTTTCTCGAGTTTATCATTCCGTTAATATCTATTCCGTATCTTAATGGAATCGGATATTTCTTTCCGTTTGCATTATTGGTATATATATTCACTATATACATAAGTTTGTTGCCAAGTTCATCGAGAGTTCTTATCATGGTTCCATTACTAAAACTGCCTACAAAGTTTATCGTAAATATTCTGTTTGGCATGATTTGCTCAAGTATTCTTGATGCCGTTTCTTTGTCCAATGCCGCTATTGACATCAGTATTTCATGGTAAACCTTAAGTATAGCTCTATAAAGACAATTATCCCTCATATACCTTAATATTCTTGCTCCATCAGGAATAGACGTAGGGGGACTTAGCTTAGTTGCTTCATCCCCGTTAACATCTAAAAAAGGTACAGCATCACCAATAGCTAACGCTAATGTTCTGTGTGCTTCCCAAATTGTCATTATTCACCACCATCCATGATTAAGTCACTTCCATTGCAAATAATCATAGTTGCAACAGAAACATCCCCAGGTACATCTGCGTCTGAATCTATCACACCGGATGCAACTACCACGTATTCAAACTGTTGTCTTGCAACGACTGCCCCATCTCTTATGATTTTACTTACGTCAACATCATGGTCACCATCTACATTGACACCATCAATCAAAAGCAATATTTTGTCTCTCGGTGCCAAACTATCCAAATCAGTACTCAAATTTCTGAGTAAATATGCTTGCTGTAAATTAGCCATTTTATTCTCCTTATTAATTACTTACTACTTTATATGTTTTAGTTACCAATGTAACTGTATTATAATTATTATTCGTCAAATTCAAATATAGATATATTCTATATACTCCGGCTACACGACTTATCGCATTTGTAAAAACAGATGTTTCTCCTGATCCAAGAGAAAAACTCGAAGATCCATCAGACAAAGTAAGGGTATTTGTCGTAGGAGACAAACTTCCATCCTTGGTAGTCCAATTGTAAGTAATGTAACCCTGTATACTATCAGTTGAAAAATTAACATTGAAACCCACGCTGTCCCCTGAGATTGGTACAGCTGTACCACCCTCAGTTACAGTAAGTATTTTCGTTTCATCTGCTGTAAACGAAGTTGTGTGAGTAATAATCAATTTCTCGGTTATTGTTATTGCTCCTGCCACCATAACGAATGACAGGAGTAATATAACAAATATTTTCAGGTTTTTCACTATGTACCCTTTCTATATTTTATCGCATATATTCTTAATCTAATAGTTTGGCCGGTTGTATAAGCATAACCTATACGTATCCATAATTTTACTTTTAGCATATTATTCTGCCGAGCATCGAATGCATTATCTTGTCCACCTATACCTCCTTTCCCAACGGTTACCAAACCTTGACCATAGTATTTAAGTAATACTTTAGGAATAAAATTATACGTAGTTGTATCCGTAGGTAATTTATTACCTTCGGGACCAATTGCATATATTCCTGCTTCAAGATTCACATAATCATACGTTAATCCTTTTTCAACTATTTGTGCTACAAATGTTACCGAATCACATCCTAACTGGAATGGCTCACTTTCACTTTGCCATGAATATCCTGCTGATGTTGTAGCTGCATAGCACTTAGAATTTGATGGTACATAAGTATACGAAGAACTCCAATTTGAAAAAGTTATTTCTTTATCATACACTTTTTCTACCCAATACTTTTCATCCATAGCATAAACATTATATGCCAATAAAAAAGCAATCAATATTAATAATATCTTCTTCATTTTTACCTCCCTACTGTAACTGCGTTGCTGAAATCAAGGATACAATGATATTTGCGGTATCTTCTTTTTAATCCGAACATACCGATAATTTGTTCCTTGTATAATTGTGAACCTGCTGCAGCTATTCCATTCTTTGAATTTCCACCATTGTCGGTAAAGTAATCCCATCCTTCATGTGTAACGGGTTCAAATGCATCGCTGTGTGTCAGGTCCAAACAAAGAATTTCGTTGCCAAAACCATTTTCTTCCATTACCTGAGAAGATATAAGATGTATCTTACCTCCACTCATAAACAAAGTTGTAACTTCCATGTTAAAAGCCTTAGAAGCTTCTTTGTTATAAAACAAATGTTCATTCCAGAACGATTTTCTCATTTCGGCATCCATCGTGATACCTGTAATGCCTACTCTTTCACTTCCTCCACCTAAACCAAATACTTTCTTGCCTAAATCGAGTATACCAGGCCACGTTATTGTCGGGTCTAAATATTTGATAATGTGATTAGCATCTTTGTATATAAATGGTCTTACTCCACCTTGTACATATTCTTCCTTGCCGGATATGCTATTAACCATCTTTCTGCCAAGTAGATTAGAATACTCTCTATCCCTTGTCATTTGTCTTTTGGTCATCCATTTCTGAGTTTCCCATGCATTAAAACCGGTTCTTTGTTTAACGGCTTTATCTACAATATCGCTCTCAAGTGTTCTACTACAGCCATATTTGTATTCCTGAGTAAAATTCCTGTCTCTTGTTGGTAACTTATGGACACCATCGGGTGCCTGTGTACCTTCACGGAAAGTATTCGTACCCCTTAGGAGAATATCCCCGGAAATTATTCTTGCATATTCAAAACCCGTGTGTCCCGTTCCACCTGCCGTTGTATTTGTAATACCATCCGCAGAATAAATCAATCCGCCAGGTAGTTTTCTTCCGCCGTCATCTTCTTCGCCGGGTCCCATATAGCATCTGTCGAGCCTAATCAGAGTATACCCTGAAGAATGACTATTTTCCGCTAATTTCTCGATTACTTTTACTTGTTCGTAATCCTCGAACCAATAACCATCATCATCCAGTCCACGGGTTCTACTGAATCTAATTCCCGTAGGATGTCCACCAACATCATACCCCAAATCAGGTCCATAATTAGTTCCCTGTGAACCACCAGAAGCTGCTGCTACTTGTCCCGCTACCATATTTGTTTTTACGACAAGCGCATATACGCCCATCAAATACAAAACTTGATTAACTTGTATTTCTGATGCTTGTGCATTTGTTACCGATATCCATTGGTCATAAGTATCAGTTGTTACTGCGTTTCCTGAACCTGAACCATGAATTACGGTATAATAACGTTCTAATTCGTCAATTTCTCTTACGTTATAGAACCTATCTGCGACTTTTTCTTTAGTCGTGAATGGATGATTCTTATGTATCAAATAAGTAAATGCAGCTATATCCCTATCCAGGAATGTAAGCTTCGCACTTCTATCGCTACCATCACCTCTTAAATCTGCGGGAAAATTCCCGCCCGCTAGTAATCCTTCATAGATATCATCTAGCTGCTTATTACTTGGTTGTGTTGCCATTATATACCTCTATATATGTTTAATTAAATCGAGTGGGCTAACTCTTCCAAAACTCCCAAACTCGTTGTATTCTTCTTCTTTTACATCGTTTCTTTGAATAGGACGATGATTCATCGAAACATTATGTCTATTGCTTATTTCATTAACCAATCCTTTCTTGCCATCTTGTAATCCTTTTTTATACGCATCTTCCGTATATTCGTCAAAATATAACATCTTATGCATATCCAACATACTAATCTTGTTATTCTTCGCATATTCTATAGCATAATTGGCAAATTCACTATACTCACCAGGTTCTAATGTTTCCGCAAAATCATCATTATATTGCTTATTTAATTCTTCGAATATTTGTTCCTGACTAGGTGGTTTATTCGATTCTACCTGAGAATTAACGTAATCATTATGTTGCTTGATGTTTTCTATTAATTGTGTCTGTCTTTCGTACATTCTTTGAGATAACGTCCCTTTTATTCCCGCTTTCTCCTGGTCATAATTGTCTTTGTAATCTTCGCCAAATTCAGCCTTCATTCTATTAATTACTATATTAGCAATTTCTTCATCATTATATCCTGCGTTAACTCTGTTTTTAACAAGATAATCAGGTGCATATATTTTTATATATTCCTCGGGATTACCACTTTCTACCAAATTTTTTACTGCTCTTAATTTTTCATATTCTTTATCTTCGTTTATTAAGTCATCGGAGTACTTATTGCGATAATATTCATGTGCAGATTCGCTATCTAAATGCTCCATTAGTTTTATATAATGCTCTTTATAAAAAGATAATTCATCTTCCGGCTTTTCAAATGCTTCAGGTGGCACAAATTCATCAGGTATGTAAGAAGGAACTTCGTAATCTTCGTATTCTTCCTGTTGTTCTTGATTTTCCTGAAATTCTTCGTCATCGAGATTTTCATCTGTTATTTCTTCATTATCGGTATAATCATTATCTTCAAATTCTTCTTCCATTTTTTATCCTATTTTTTTACTTTAATAACCCTTCTTTTCTTTTTCTTATAATCAATATCATAGAACTCATAATTACCTTTTTTATCAGTTCTAGTAACTTCTGTTTTCTTTTTATCCGAGTATTTCCCAGGTATAAATATTCCTGTTGCCATATATCACCTATTTTTTTATTGCTGCCACATTTGATTTCTTGTTTTTATCTTTTTTCGCTACATTCTTGAACTTCGGTAACTTTGAATTTCTTTCTGAATAAGCATTTGCCTGTAAAGCACTTTTTGCTTTTGCTTCAGTTGCTTCTTTATTTGCTTTATCAGCTTTATCTTGCTTATCCCATTCAATTTGTGCGTTTGACTTATATGGCGAAGGATAAACAGAATGCGAGCCACCAGGTTCATACATTAAAGAATCTACATTTCTTTCTTCTTGTGGAATATCCCTTATTGGTTTCATAGATCTTAATGAGTAATTATTTTCTTTTCCCGGATATTCAGGTCTTTTTTTATTAGTTATTTTTTCTTTTGGTTCTGACATTTTATACCTCTTCTTCAGTAGTAATTAAATTATTAATATTAGTTTCCATTAATTCTTTAGGAATAGGAGTATTCTCCATTTCGTTTTCTATCTCCATTTGCGATTGCATAATGGAATTAGTTGCTTTATTTGCTGCGTTATCTACGTTGTTCTTTACCTGCATCTGCTGCATATTGTTTTCTGCTGCGCTTACCTGTCCCTGTAATTCCTCATTTTGCTGTTGTAACTGTTGTAACTGAGATTGTAAATTACGTATAATATCTATTTCTTCTGCCATTTTATCAGCCTCGGGAACATCTTGCATTTTTAACATATATTGCGTATATAGTGATTTCAGAGCGTCATCGGATACCGTTTGTGTAATAAATGCTAATAACTGCATACTTAATTGTCTTGTGGTCGGAAGCGAAGAAGTCATTTCTACTCGTACCTTAAATTGCAGATCTTCGGTACTATTCATGAGTTTTACCTCTTGTTCATCTCCGTTTTCATCGAAGTATTTTAAAACTTTATCTCTTGGAGCATATGCTTGTATATAGGCAATAATTACGTAAGCAAGATTTTCCATGCTGTTCTCGAGATTTCTTGCATATAATTTTATTCGCTGTGTACCAAAGGATTGTAATGATTGTGTTGCTCCAAAAGTTTCTGGTGCCTGACTTGTGTCTCCTTGCATAACTCCATATATACCCGTTACATATTCTATAAGTTGCTTATAATAATCAAGCATGTAAGTAATTGATTGATTAATCGGTGATGGCTCGAGTATATAAGGTTTCCCACCGTCAGGATCGTCAGGTACAGATTTTGTTTTAATCAGTTTACCGGGTACAGGCCAATCTTCTTCTAATCTCGAAGGATCAACTAAGCTTTTTTCATTGATAAATCCTTTCCTATGACCATTGACAGCTATATCATACATTATTTCAGATATATACTTATTTTGCGCTTTAACTATATCCATAATCAAATGAGTATTTCCAAATACTCTGTTTGGACTCCCAAAATGCAAAAAAGGAAAATTAACAATAGGATACCTGTCAATAGGTAATATTTTCTTTTCAACAACTTGACTTCCTACCATTAAAGTATAATGTATCCTTTTCTTAATACTTCTTACTATATTAAGCGAAATAGCCTTGATAGGTTTTTTTGATTCTCCCTCTATTTCCATTTCAAAAGCAGGAATAACATCTTCCATCTCATTGTATATTTGCTCCATCTCGGCTATAGATTGCAATGCTTGCTCGGTTTTAACGACATTCGCCATTATGTTCTGATTTTGCATCGTGTCACCCTGTAACTGATTTGTCTGCTCTTCCTGGTCAACCGGATATTCGCCTTCTTCGTTAGAAAAGTTTTTGGTATTTACTTCGGTATCAAGATTTTGTTGATCTTGTTGCAATTGCATTTTCATATTTTGCAACATTTGACCAAGTTTCATCTTTTCAGGATTTGGTATTTCGATACTATCAGGTCTCTTAGTAGAGATAATAACGCCTTTAGTATCGATGTCAGTACCCAAATATACATTTTTATCTTTCTTTTCATAAAACTCTTTAATCCATATATACTTAGTTAAATCGTCTTTCTTTTTTCCACCAAAGACAGTAAAATCATTTGCTAAATCCTCTACATCAGGTATTCCCTGGTCAGCAGTTTTTTCGGTATCAGGTATCTTGATATCATATCTATCTTCTGCTTTTGCAATTCTCATTACATCCATTAAACCCATGTACTCAGCATCGGAATAATCCCATATCCTGCTTTCAGGATCCACAAAGAAATGTTTCCAATTCCTATATTCAGCTACTACATTTGTTGTTGCTTCATCTTCATGAAAAGCAGGTCTCACATGTATTATTCCCTCGCCTGGACCTAGACTATCCCTGATAACATTGTTTATTGCTCTATTTAACTTGCTTTCATACCATACACAATGATATGCTTTTTGCATCGCATAAACCCATTCTTTTTGGGATTCTTCTACTGACAATAATCTTGCGAAAGGTTTGTTACTCGTTAAGAATGCAAGCATTTGCTCATTAATTGCAAATGTCATCTTGGTACTCACGGGTATATTGTAAGTTTCCCTGATTTTCTTTTTTTGCATAGAGTCAAATTGAGAACGAGTTCTCTTTACATCATTGTAATAAAACTCTTCACATTCTTTTTTGTAATTGCGACTACCTGTGTTTCTCTGAGCATTTATTGCTATTTCAAACAACTTTTCTAATCGCTTTACTTCATTTGGCTTATCAGTACTCATTTTCTATTTTTGTACTGAGTTCATACATCCAATACAAAAATATATATATTTTCATTAATATCCAAATAAAAAAAAAAGGGTACATAAAAGTACCCTTTGTGTCAATCAAACATTTTGTTAAGGATGGAAACAGTTTTGTTTTCTATATAATATTCGCAATCTTCTTTTCCATTACCTTCTATCCATCCATCAAACCATGTAGGTTTTTTGTAAACATTGATTCTCAAGCAATTAAGTTTACATTTGTAATCTATTTTACATGCGAGAATACTTTCACTATTTTGTTCTTCTGTAGTCATTTATGTATTTAACCATTTTTGGGTATTCGGTTTCATCAGGTTCCGTGAATTTACATCTTTCATAATCGGCAATAAGTGGCATTGTTATCATTTTTCCCTCTCTTACCTTTTGTGTTATCAAATAAAACCAATAATCTTTAGCTACAAGACTATCCGGATAATGTTTGATAGGATAAAATATACTGAATAACCATGAACTCAATTGTTTTAATCCTTTTCCCCATTCTAAGTCAGAAGGATAAGGTATCACATTTTTCCTGTAATCCATATTAATTCCATGTTTTACCTGGCTCAAAACAACTCCGAATGTATTTGTATCATTTAACATAGTTTTCATTGTCTTATATTCTTTTCTCATACTTTCATCGTCAATCACTCCTTTCTTTGGTTCTAACATCGTAGCAAAATCAAGAATCCAAAAGTCACATTTTTCATGGTCTATTATCTGATACATATCGTTTACATCACTAAATTGATCAGGAGAAATAACTTTTAGTCTTTTATTCACATTTACATCCTCGTCATTACTATCATATTTTGACTTAAGTAAATCAAGAACTTCCTGTGCATTTTTAAGTTTGTCTGATTCATTTTCTAAACTCGAATTCTTTATTAACCTGCTCTTCTCTATGTCCAATAGTCTGCACAATATTCTTCTTCCAATATCATCAGATGCTGTCTCTTTTTCAAAATATATACATTTAAAATCCCTATTTTTCTCAAGTATCTTGTGACACATATCAATACTAAACATTGTTTTCATAGTTCCACTGTCTCCGACAATTGTACATAAATTCCTTTTCATAAAACCTCCAAGATTTTCATCTATAGCTTTATATCCAGATAAAAATGTATTACTGTTTGTTATTGAGCGTTTCATCAGCGAATAAGTATCCTGTATTCCTACTTTACTGTAAAAATTGATTTCTTTCAGTAACTCAACTCCCGCATTTTCTTGCTCTGCTTCAAATAATTCCAATGCTTGTTTTGTTTTCTTTATCTTTTGGGATAACCTACTCTTTTTTCTTAAGTATCCCGAGGATATCTCAAACTCCTTTTGTAAATCCTCCACTACGAGATTTTTCACTAAAGACATATTGTCAAAGAGTTTCCTTATGTGATACTGAGGAACTATATCACCAAATACATTATTTTCTAATCCATGTACTATATCAATATAAGTTGGCGGTGTTCCCTTGATTTTATAGTGTTTTCTTGTATATTTTATGAGTTCATTGTTATCTTGTGATTCTATTGTTTGTACACCTATTTTTTCAATATAATTTGGGTAACACAGGCACACCATAGTTACCCAATCTTCTATTTCCTTTTGTGTTTCCATGTTTTACATTTAAAATGGTGGATCATCTTCTTCTTTCTCTTCCCCTTCTCCATATAAAGCGGTTTTCATCTTTTCCTTAAAATCTTTTTCCTCTTTTTCATATTTTTTCTTTTTTTCTCCTAATGACTTTTTTATCATATTTACTATTTTTATATTTTCTTCCGTAGGTAATTCTGTGTTCAATGTAGAAAATATCTCGGTAATCTTGTTTTTCCAGTCGCAATCACCTATACCAATTATATTAAAATATTTCCTGTTCTCAGGATTATCAATACAACCCCTACCTATCATGCCTATTCCAGGTTTCAAATATTCAAAGAATCTCTTGTTATCCCCTAATCTACAGAGCAACAATCGACTACTGACTATATTAAGCAAATAATCTTTTCTTTCTTGTTCCGTTGCATTTTCCCATTCGGTTAATAAATTCGCCCAATCCTTTTTTCTTTTTTCCTCTGCTTCAATAAGATCAGAATAAATATCTTCTTCACCTTTAGGTATATTATCGGCAGTAATATATTCCCTTGAATCTTCACTGATTTTTTGTTTAACAACGTTAACTGCGGGATAAAAACTCTCTGATGTAGACCAGAAACCACCTATTTTAGGTTTACCGTTGATGCATTCGGCAAAGCCACACTTTCTGTGATTTGGCATATCAGCGTATTTCCACCCTGATTTAGACTTTGCTTCATAATGTTGCTTAGGTGTCATTTGTATAAAAGTTGATATAATCGAATAAGCAGGTGCTACCATATCTTCACCGGAATAGGTGAAGGTATTTTTCCCCGTTGTATTCTTATCTTCGGTATATTTAACATTTCTTCTTAAAACAGCCAAAGTAACCTGTAATCCACCGTCTCTATAAGTGGGCTTCTTTGGTTCATATTCTTTGCCAAAACTGTTAGCTTCTTCTCTTATTTTAACATTTTCTGACTTTAGTTTATCAAGATAATTTTTTGGTAAACCTATATCAATAATAATGTAATCCACTATTTCGCCATGTTTGAGATTATTACTAGTCCCTGCATTGTTAATAAAATTTGGTAACGCCATACTATAATTCTCCTAATAATTCATTAATTCTTTGTATAGTTATATTTCCTCTAAAATAACTGATTAGCACTTTAGCTACATTATCGAAATTAAATTTGTGTTTTTCTTCTAATGCTTTTTCGATTAATACGGGAAATACTTCGTTAAATAGTTTGTCTATTTCATTTGAATATTCTTCGAATACTTCATCCGCATATAAATCATTAAATCCTCCTAATCTCGCTACACACCTTTTAAACGCATCAGTTTCTGCCACTTTCCAATAATCAAGAGCAACAATACCTGTACCATCTTTTTTGGTATTGATTTCTACATTACCCGCAGCCATCATGATTCTCATAAGCCCATTAGGTTCATATACTGTAAGTTTACCGATGCAATTAATGCTTCCGGCATTTTCCCTGAAACTTTCAGGAACAACTTCAAAACTCCATCCGGGATAGTTCTCATCAAGCCACATAGCCGCACTTCCCCATTTAATATAACTAAAAAGCTTCTTTTTGCCATCTATCTTAGCACCTTTATCTACCTGGAATACTTTGGATAAATCAGTTTTAGTCAATCTTAGCTGTTTCGATCTCTCCGATATTTCTTTTAGTGTTATCGTCATATTCCGAGTAATGTCCTCTTGATTCATCTTGATTATTTCTCGCTTCATTTTCTTCCTTATATATTTCCAATAATTTCTCGAATCTCTCAATTTCCTTATTTATTTCATTGTTTATATATTCTACCATCGTATCCGGATAATTATCTTTATCTTCTATATTTTCCTTAGCTAAAAGATAATTAATTAAAGCAAGATATTTTATTGCTTTCCTTGGTTGCAGAGTATATGCGTATTTGAGTACATATGGCAAATGGAAATTGAAGTCTTTCACTTTTTCCGTATATTGATATTCTTTCAAAAGATAATAGTATCCTTTCCAATGATTAAATTCGGCTCTATTATCTACTCGTCTTCTATATTCAGGTGATATACCACCAGTCCTTTTTATCCCTAATTCATTTTCTTCACCTTCGTTTTTTAATGAAAAATCTTCTTTTGGATTTACTTTACCTTTCGCTATTGCCTTTTTCCATACTTCAATATCTGAGGGAATGGGGTTATCTGCTCTAACCCTATCCCCTACTATACTTATGATTTCAAGCTTTTTATTTAGTACTAATGGAGCAAAATCTTTCTCGATTAATTTTAGACTAGTTGTAATATCAGCAAAATAATTGTATTTTTTCAGTTCTTTCTTAATAAGACTAATTGACTTTTGAGGAACTGTTTTCGATATACTTCTTGATTTCTTCATTTATTTCCTGTGATATATTTAAGAATTTCTTTATTTTATTTCTCCTTACTATCTTTAAGTATTTACCATTATCCCACATCAACAATATAAGGAAAGCCGTGCTGCCTCTGATTAATTCAAAAGCCAATTTTTCATAATCACTTGATTCATTTACACCCTTGCTTGCACATGAATACAATTCCTGCAATTTTTCTATTGTTTCTTTATATGTCATATTGATCTCCGAAGAATATCTTAGTTACTTGGTCATTGAGTATTTTTTGGTTATTGAAACTAATGCCTTGCTTATAACCATGTGTACTTATCCACGTAGATGCCATCATCAAAGAAAATTCTTTATTGTCATATAAATTACTTTCATAGATAAAGCGGTTTTTAAGCATTTGAACAATGGGTGGAACAACACCTTCTTCTTTGCCTTTTACAAAAGGTTCAATTAGACTCTTCCATTTTTCTTCAATCATTTTATCAGTATTATCCCAACTCTTGTTAATCAATATATTCATAGAAGAATCATACATTTTTTCATAACCTTCAAGAAAAAACTCTTGTAACGATTTATCGAGAATACCTTGTGTATGTCTACGCTTATATGTTATTGCCTGACCAACTACAAGACCATTTTCACAAGCACATATATAAGCCCCCATTGCCATAAATAACGAATTACTTCCATCATAACTATTTATCACTTTTATCTTTGGATTTATCTTTTGATTGTTAACCATATGGTATTCATCGAAATTCGTCATTTCCATTATAAACTTAGAATTACCATATCTCTCGATACGAGAATACTCGTAACCCTTGTTAGCCAATGATTCAAGTGCATCAACAATATCATTGTTATCAATAGGAATATATTCTTTTCCGGCATAAAGACATTCGTTTGTGTCTGTTCTAAATAATCCTTTATATCCTGAATGGATTCCGGCAGCATTCATTAAGTCATGTTGTTCAATTGGAAACAATATTCCACTTAAATCATTTTTTGTCACTATATGTTTATCCGAAGGAACGGATGTCGTTACTCTGTTGTCATCTAATAATGTTATCATATTACCTTTCTTCTAAATTCCTTAATAATTTCCTTTTTTTCTATTGTATCAAAATAAAATACCGATAATGCAAAAGCTTGCCAAATATCCCTAGTAAATCCTGCAAAAAAGTCAGGGTTTCTCTTGTTTCCTTTGCCATGATTGACATCTGGATACTTGGCAAATCTGTCTATCAGTGCCTGTACAACGTTAGAATCCTTTGCTCTTGTTGAATTACAAATATGTTGCTTGATTTCTTTTCTGCTATATCTATAAAATTCATTCCAGTTTTTGTATTGATATGCTATTTCCTGTACTCTTCCGATGAAATAACATGTTTCAATAACACTTTGTCCTACCGGCATTCCATAACTAACTATACCTTCTATAATAGTCTTATTATACTCGAATTCCCTCAAATGTTTTAATAATTCCTCATTATCAATTTTTGCGATATATTCGAGATATACGGATTCATTTACATCAAAAGAACAATAAGCTGATTGTATTGTTCCCGGATCAATAAATACATATCTTCTCATTTTTTCTGTTTCCTAATTTCTGCTTAAACTGATATTATTTTGACGTTGTTAATCACTTCTTCAGAATTATCAGATATAGCATTGAATAATCTGTTATTATATCTGACTTCGTCATAAATTACATACATACAAATATACATAAATAGAATTAACAATGCAAATATTAAATCAATTATTCTTATTTTTTTTATCATCTTTTTATTCTCCTAATTTTGATAAATTATTTTTCATATAATTTTCTTTATAATACTCACAAAAATTATTTACACTACAATAATCCATACATCTTACATCTTCTCCTTTTCTAAATTCAATTTCATATTCAGGTCCCAAATCATTCAAATGTTCTTCTGCTGCCTTAAATGATTTATGTAATCCACCATTTATTGCACGTGTTCCTCCCTTTTTTCTTATAGCCCATATATCAGGTTTATTCCATCTTTCTTCCGGTGAACAAGGGTTTTTATTATCTGAGAAATGCAATTCTAACCTGTCTAATATATATTTCTCGATTTCATCGTTTTCCATTAACTGTATATCCTTTGTTACAAATGGGATATCAGGCATCTTGGAATCATATGTATCTTTTTTATGAAAATCCCTCAATATTGCATTTACTTCCAATTTATCAATATCGGCACCTATGGATCTTAATAAATAAGCATATATATTTAATTGCATCACCCATTCCTCTTTGTCCTTATCAACACTATATTTCGATGTAACCTTCCAATCACTTATCTTGTTATTCCGAATATCCCAGTCATCAACAATACCGACCAATGTAACTTTAAAAGTTTTTTCGGGTTCATCTTTATCTAATACTAAATAAAAGTCTTTTTCTACTTTAAATTCGGTTATAGTAGTTTTACTCATCGTAGAAAGCAAACTATGTACTGATTTAGCAAGTAATGCCCAAAGTCTTTGAGTCACATCTTCTTTGATTTGGTCATAGTATTTATTTGTTAACATCCTTCTGTAAGGACTATCAATTAACGAAGTAACCCCTATTCTCCATGGGATAAATTCATAGTTGCTTATTTCTAATTTTACAGCATTTACCAAAGATAACGGTAAATTATAATTATTCGTTATTTCCATTATTTTCCTCCTTTAAAATATCATGTGGTTTTTCTCTTAAATCCATTTCACTTAGTATTACCTCGTATTCCGAATATGGAACAAAGTCGACCAGTTGTTCATATATTTCCCATTCACTGAATCCCGCTAAAAACAGTTTTTGCAATATTGTCTTTACTATTTCCCATTCAGAAAGTTTCCAGTATTTTTTCAGATTATTAGCGTCTTCGGAATAATCTTTTGTTTTTTCCATTTCTATTTCCTTAAATAATTCATATTGTTTTACATCCTTTAATTGCATTATAGAACTTGCTAAAGTTTTCGTTGTTGTCGGTTTATAGCATTCTTCAGCAGGTACAACCATTTCCTTTCCGCTATTTCTCTTTACAACATATGTATCGTGCCCCAATAAACATTTTTGTATGCTTAATGCCCTACATCCGAAACAATCCTTTTTCATTCTTTTTCACATATTATTATACTTCTTTGCTTTAATAAATCAAATATTAACCTAAAATTAGTTTCACTAATAGGCAGAGAAAACCCTATCATAGAGTCTTTCCCGAATCTCTTTATTTCCAATTGTTCTTCTGAATCGAAGAATCTGGATATAAACTTTGCATCATCGTTAAACGATATTAATTCATTTTTTTCGTGGAACATTACCAACGCTCCTTCGTGTCTTGCTTTTATGACATGATAATAATCATCTTCGGAAAAGTCTCTTTCTTTATTGATTATCATTGATTTCCAATATTGATTTTCCATACTTATCCTTGTTATGCTTACGAAATATATATACCAATCCTTGATTTTCCATTTCTTTTCGTAAATTCAAAAAAAGTATCTTGTAAGGATATCATCACATCTTTTAAATCTGCAATATTTTCTCCGTTTTTTGCAGCAACATCTCCGTTTTCACGTATAATCAAGTTTATTGTAATTTCTATTTTTTCTTCTTTTTTGAACATATTTTCTCCCATAATAATGTTAATATATAAACTATTTTCCTGTTTACTCGATTGCCTTGGACACTTTTGCTAAGAACCTTTTGAGCCATTTCATCATAATCAGCATCTTCTTTAGCATGGTATTCTCTGCGTTCATTAGAGTCCATTTCGTAATAATCTTTATCTAACATGCTAAATCCGGATTAAGTTCTTTAAGTGGGGATTCTCTATCTTAATATAACTTTTTACTCTTTTTACAAAGTCTTTTGATTTGTCGGATTCAGGATTTTCAATATAATCCACAATGTCATTTAATAATAAATCACGTTTTTCAGTCATTTCCCTTAATCGTTCCGCTTGCTCAACAAACCTATGCTGAACTTCTAGCCATTCTTGTATTTTTATTTTCATAGTTTATTGTTTTTAAATATAATTATTCTACTAGACTAATATTTCTTGTTGCTTTTTTAATATCTTCATTATAATCAGTGTATAATTCTAATATATCTTTTTCACTTAGTCCATTCTTTTTTAAAATATATTTTTCTAAATGTCTCAATATATGGTCATCTGCTTCTGGTAACCACCCAGATATTAGTTTTCCATAATCAGTCATTGGTAAATTCGTTGAAATATAAGTTACCAATAATTTTCTTTCATCGTTATTATACATAATGATCCTTTCTTTTTATAAATGTTATTCCTATTGTTGTATTCATATTCCTTTTTTCTTCCGGTAGTCTGAAATAATCCATTGTATATTTACTATATCTTTATGTTCCTTATTTGTCTCATCGAAAACTATATGTATTATTGCCTTAATATCTTCTTCTGTAAACACTGGTCCTTGCACTTCTCGGATAATACCTTGCTGAATAAGTAAATCCGCTTGCTTTTCATTGAACCACAAATCAATGCCTTTATAATTCGTATGTATTCTGTAACGTGTCGGATTGTAAGAATAGACTTCAATGGGAAAACCACTTCCCAATCCACCAATATCAACAGCTAATTCATATTTTTTCTCTTTCATCTTTGTTCTCCTGTTATTGTTTTAAAATGATTAATTACGTAATCTAAAACTAATTCATAGTTCTTTTGAGGGTCATCTGAATATGGACTTGCTAAGTAAATCATATGCTTCGTAATCCCATTTGTCAATAATCTTTTTATTAAATAGTATTATATACCAGCCATACCATTTTACACGATGGAATCCAAATAAAACCCATGAATTTATGCAGAATATCCCAAAAGAAATTTTGCCTAAATCCAATAACAAATATCCAAATTCAACATAAATTTTCTTTTTCATATCCCTTTTCCCTTCAAATCTTGTAAATTCTGTTTTAAAATACTTTTTAACCTCTTTTTCATAGTGCCGTATTGATAGTAATATTCGTATTTGTTTTCTCGCCGAATAAACCATCGAATCCAATCTTTCAATTTGCCTTTCGGGGTGTCTTTATGAGTTCTGCTCATTCCCTTTTTCCTTTTTCTTTTCTGAAACAAGTGTTTCTGCATCAACATATTCAGTATGTTGACCCGCAGTACTATCATACCACTTGGTATTAACCGTTCTTATTATTTGACAATCTGCCAACATTTCAATTACATCTTCCTCTGTAAATATTGGTTCCTGCACTTCTCGGATAATTCCTTGCTGAATAAGTAAATCCACTTGCTTTTCATTGAAGTACAAATCAATGCCTTTGCAATTCGTATGCGTTTTGTAACGTGTCGGATTGTAAGAATGGACTTCAATGGGAAAACCACTCCCCAGTCCACCAATATCAACAGCTAATTCATATTTTTTCATCTTTGCTCTCCTGTTGTTGTTTTAATTGTTAATTTTCCATCTAAACAAATCGGCTCGTGGTGAATTTCACGTCCTGCTTTCCATGAGTTACAAGTAATATTATGATAAGCTGTGCAAAATGCGTAATAACTGATGTCCCTTGCGTTGATGTTCTCTACGTTGATGTCTCCCGCGTTGATGCTCAATGCGTTGATTTCCCATGCGTTGATTGAAGCATTAATATCAATATTGCAATAAAATGTAACAGAATCGTTGATTGTTAACATTCTGCCCTTAATATCTTTTTTTACTTCGTCATTTGTGTTGTAAATTTTCATCTTTGTTCTCTTGTTTTTTGAACTTTAATCTATACGGTGTTTTTACAATTATTATTGTCTTGTCTTGTATTTTTAACACTACCAACAAAATTAATGTTTCCCATATACCGATAGAAACTCCCATCATAAATAATAATATTTCATTCATTTTCCTGCTCCTTAATTAGTTCTAATAAATCAAAAAATTCATGTAAATCATCTACATCATTAAATAGCCAATACATTATTTTTTTTTGCCTTTTAACCAACTCACCTAATTCTACATAAGGTCGGAGTTGCTCTAAAAGTTCATTAGTGTAATCCAAAAATGGCCCGTCATCAATACCTGCGTTTAAATGTTCTTTTATTTCATCAATCTTGCTCATAAATCCTCCCAAAAATGTAATTCAATACCTGCTTTTTTACAGTCGTTTATAAAGTCGTCAAGGGTGCGGGGATTAAAAGGAAATTCAACATTTTCTTTGTTATTTGTAAATATCATATAACCATTTATAATTTTATTATCGGGTACCCAAATTTCAATATTATCGTTAATGTATTTATGATAATACTTTTCAACATCTTCATCGTATTCATAAACATACTTCCACCCTTCAAAATACTTTGTTATTAGTTCAGGTATGAAGGGCTGTGAATAAAAATCTAATATCAAGTTACCTAATTTTGTTACACCTTTTTTGTGCTTTAATAACTTTTCAAAATAAATCATTTGCTCTGATAAATCTAAGTTTATATCGCAATTTGCAAAATACTCATTACACAATTCTAAATAACTTAGTGCTTTCATAAATCCTCCTTAAATGCTGATTGCAAATATTCATATTCATCTTTATTTGCGGATATACATTGTTCAATAGCGCTTGCTTTTGTTTTATGATTTCCCCAATAACTTTGAGAATGTGCCCTTAATAACCTATCAGTACAAAATCCGTACTGCTGTTTTTTCCATTTTATAACGTATCCCATCAATACTCCATTGTATAGCACCTTTTCTGTTTCTCCGTTTTTCATAAATTCTCCGAAATTTTATTCGTTAAATAATCTTTAAGTATTCCCGGTATAACTTCACGCTACTGTAATGTTATACCGGATAAATACGATTTTTATATGTTTTCATCAGTTTATAGTCTTTTCATAACATATAGTAAAATAGGACTTTTTTTGACTAGAGGTTAGTCTTTGTAGGCAATTTTAGTACTTCTCTGCATATAGCACTGATTGATTCATTCAAAAGATACCCAAAACTATCTCCGATTCGTCTTGCTATTTCAGACATCTGATTGTATTTAACTTTGTATCCTAATTCTTCTACATCCTCAGAACCAATATACAAACAAACAAATGTTCCCATTGATTCTAATTTCTGTATTAGTCTTTGTTGTTCAGTATAATTCCATTTGGCATTAGCTTTTTTTAATTTCTTACTCATTATGTCTCCCAGTCTATTAGTTTTGGAACAAAAAAGCCAAAATATTTTGTCCAAATTTTAGTAAACATTTCATCATTAAATAATTCTTGAGCAACAGATATTGTGCATTTATTACAAAATTTCTCTTCTATCTCAGAATAATGGTCAAAAGAAGTATCAAGGTAGTTACCGTAAACTACGACATCTGCAAATATGTTTTCAAGTCCTTCTTTCTCGCCAACTTGTGCTATCATAAAATCAAGCATAGCCTGATAACATAAAGCCACTAAATCAATTTGTCTAAGAGAAATACCGTTTTCTTCGTTATCTTTCAATTGTTCAAGTACCTTGTCGTAAATATCAATATCGCTAATAATATCTTCTGCTAATGATACATCTCGTTCGCCAAGACATAAATAATCATCAATTATACTCATTTTATCTCCGTTAATTCTTTAATAATATTTGTTTTGTTTTTATCTATATCAATTTCCAGCCCAGGATTATTTTTCTCTATTTGGCTGATAATCGTTTGTATCATAACTTCTGCTATTGCAAAATCTTTAGCTTTTACCCAACGGCAAAAAGAACCGGTGAAACTTATTTTTATACAATATTCTTTGTTTACCATTTGGTTCCCTTTCTGCTTCCAAATATTTCTCCAGCAGTTCTCGTAGAATAAGAATTCATAACCAACAATTGGTCATGATTTAATCCTCCAGAACGAGATGTCCTGTAATCTTTTCTGCAATTAGGGCATATGTATTTTCCAGTAGATTCGTGATATTTCACTTTTCCATGTGAAAATCCTTCGTTACAAATGTCGCAAATATCTAGCATAGTGCAATCAACGTCAATTCTTTGACCGATAACTCCATTGGAAATTAACTTTTTGCCTATTGTCTTTTTTGTCATAAGTATCTCCTAAATTAATGTTCTTTAGATTCATGGAATTCTTTATACAATAATCTTGTGTAGTTCCGGAGTACTTTAAATACATTCTTTTGCATACTGCCTTGTTCCCAGTAATCTTTAGATTCATGTTCTCTCAAGTAAGGCAATAATTCCTTATATACCTTGTATATTTGCCCTTCGTATAAAACGCTTCTTAATTTTCTCATAAATATCCTTTCTGTTCATAAATATCCCTTATATCGCCAATAATAAATTATTCCGTTTTTATCAACATACATCTGAACATATTTTTTATATGTAATATTCTGAGGAGCAGTATAAGTTATATCACCATCCCAACTTTTACTGATTTTTCCAGGAATCTGATAACCCGTGTTCCCGGAATATGCCCAAATGTAAATCTTGCCATCACCTCCGTCAGATGTTGTTTCCGTAGGAGGTCCCCATGCCCTTATTAAGCTACTAATATGACTCCCTTTCCATGAATTACATATGTCAGTCATACTTGTACAACCGTAAAATAACAATATTAGTACCGTAAAATAAACCACCTTTTTCATAAGTATCCCTTCTATTTATAAATATACTTAAATATAAATGCAGTACACGTATCATTTCCGCAAAAAATGCGGATTTCCGCAAAAAATGCGGAAAAATTTATGTAACTATTTTGTCATTTAATCATTGGAGGAATTTAATGTCAGAAGCTGTTTCCAATAAATAACATACGTGTACTGCAAAATTAAAACTATGTAGCAACACAACCAAATATTTCTACAACAGTTTTGTATTTACAGATAAAAAAGAATAGGAAAAAAAAATGTGAATATTGTTACTTAGGTAAACTTAGCTAAGGGGAAAAACATCATAGCCCAAATTAGCCCAAATTAGCCCAAATTAGCCCAAATCCTTGGAATTTTGGTACAGCCCTTAATAATTAAGTGGTTGTTAATATGTATTATTACAAAATATAGCACATAATGTGTATAGGGACCCCGCAGGGTGGTACATCAAAAAACTAAAACAGTCCTTCCCCCCCGTCATCGAGGTAGGGGGTAGCATCAAAAAAAAACAGCCCTTGCTGAATAATCTGTACTTACCTGGCTACAACAGCCATATCGATACTATCGTTAACCTTAATAATAGATATTATACTACTAATATAATACTACTAGTATTATAATACTACTAAGAAATATACTACAAGAAAAAAGATATATAAAAAGATTCAATGTAGTATCATTGTAGTATTAATACCTTGCTACTTAGTTACTATTGTAATCTTAGAATACATTATATTCATACTTCTACTAAGATAAAGATAAAAAGGTAAATAATACTATTACCTTCATAATTTAATTATAAGAGTAGTTAATATTAATTTCATCATAATATACTACTAAGGGGATAAAAACGCAGCCAGCTCAAAGCAAACCCTATAGAAATGCCATTGTATATTCTTCTGTATATACAAAATTATTTTTATTAACAAATCATTGGAGTTTACAATGACACAATTTCATATTTCGCTTTGTGATGAAGACTCTATTAGGTCAGTACTTAAAAGAGCAGTAGTCAGTTCAGTATTTCCTTCTATAAGTGAAATACTGCATGATGAACAAATTGATAGTAAAGATATCAATTTAGATGACGTAAGCACTTACGGATTAATTGTTTTACTAAAATTAGCCCATGGAGTTATATCATGAAAACAATTAAAGATTATATAATTAAAGACACTCGCAAAGCCATGTATTCTTGTGGCTTAACATCATTACTCTGTTTTCTTTATGCATTCATATCTACAAAACCTTTCGCAAACATCGCATTCTTTGTATTTGCCGTAATCTTCGGTATACTCGCTATTTCATTATGTATAATACTCGAAAACAATGATGATGATGATGATAATGATTAAATAAATATCCTGAGCATGATATAAAACTGCTCATATATGGCAATGACGGTCGTTATTGAATAAGCAATGATTAAAGTTCGATTCTTTAGTTTGTCACAAAAAGTAATTTATGTTTTATTTATATAAAAAGGTGATGAAATGGTACAATACAGATATGAAGTTGGATGGGAATACAATTCAGTTGGCTGTTCTGTTGACAATTTCAAAAAAAAGCTTGATGCTTTTAATTTTGCAGAGAAATTCAAAAGCAAGAATAACGATTTAGATGTTTACGTTTTTGATAGAATGGCTCACAAGAACAACCAAAACACATGGTATATTCATATTCCTAATCTTAAAAGCTAAAACTGTTCACGGGCAGGTTCGATTCCATTTATCGCTACTGTATCTACAAAATTTTTTATTCACTAATCTTCTGGAGTTTACAATGATTGATAAAATATCAACTGATGATGATATCATCAAGGAATTTGCTCATATGTTTGATGAGCAATTATTGGAAGAATTATCGTTCAAAATGAAATTAACTGACGATATTCTTTCAGCATTCTCGACCAGTTTCGTAAATCTTAATAAAAATGATATTAAGATATTATATAATCTTATGTTTAAGATTGATTCTGTTGTTCTCCAAGATATAAATATACTCTTGTGGGAAAATGTCAATTTCAACGCTAATTCATTTATCAATGGAATTAACGACAAGTCAGCAGGTATTCTACAACCCGATGACAGAGCCAATGGTGATTACAAATGTGTCAATGATGATGTACCATTTTAATTAAGGAGTTTACTATGCTTTCCACAATAATATCAGCACAGTTTGCTATAATGAATTTTCTTAATTATTTAGCAGACACAACCGATGATGGTCCTTTATTCTTCGCATTAATGTTTACAAGTGTAACTATACTTTGCATATGTTCCAAAGTAAATTATTTGCTGAAAAAGTATCAACGTCTTACCTAAAGATATTTGTATCTATTTACAGGGGTATTTTTATTATATATATTGTTTTCTCCTTTCATAATATTTATACCCCTGGTATTTTCTTCTGTAAATACAAAACTACATAAGTAGTTTATAACAAATAACAATGTTCCACTCATCCATAGGAGGTTTATCATGGATTCAAATGAATCAATCACAGAGCTTGAGGTTAAAGATTACCTCAGCACAGTATCGATGCTTTTCGCTAATTCGAAACGTGGTCCGTTAGAAAAATACTTGACTGTTCCGACATATCGGAGCAAAAGTGTTGATGATAACGGTAGAATAACAAGAACACACGTTGCTTACCAATGGAGCGAAAATGCTCGTAAGTCTTTCAATTGCTTTGCTGAATATTTGGCAAAAAGTCCTGTTGAGTTAGGAGGTATTCTCTATACAGCAAGATATATCGAAAACAGACCTACTGATTTCGTTATGTTTGCTATACCGGCTAAACTCGCAAGATTCTCTGGTTTATAAGACAATTAACGATACAGATTATATCAGTATTTTCTGTATCGTTTGTTTTTTATAATGTTAATCATCGAATAAATCAGAATTTCTGTATAAATAATCGGAAATTATGTATAAATAATCAGAAATTATATATAAAAAATCGGAAATTTCATTCATAAAAGCAATATTATGCTTATATTTGTAATGTTTCACGTGAAACTTAGTATAAAACTAATAAGGGAATTAAAAAACATGACGCAAAATCAAGCAATGCAATATGCTTTAGATTACAATAATGCTTACGGTCTTGATAACGAAACCGGAGCAAAGGTCATAGCCTTCATGAAAAAAGGTAGCAAATATTCAAATGCAATAGGTACATTCAGAGTATTATATCCTTCATTTGCCAAAGAGGTAAAACATGATAAAGTGTACCAGGCAAACAAAATATAAAAAAATCGAAGATATTATCTACGAAAACGAAGAAGAATTCGCTAATTCGTGTATTCCGTTAGTAAAACTCGATAACTGCAAACCGGGTGATTACGTTAAATCGGATAATGGCTATTATCTTCCCGTAATACACGTCAGAAAACACAACAGAAAAACATATGGTTACGAATCCATTATGGTATCAATAGAATTCCCTGCTAAATATATATACAGCAATCTCTATTACAAAAACAGCGGTAAATTTAGACAAAAAGTATTCAAATGGTCAAGAGACGAAAGAGTAAACGAAAAAAGAACTTTTGCAAATGCAAGAATGAAACTTATGGCATTCTACTTAAGCCAAGGTATGGATATTTATCTTGCATTCGAATTAACATATAGTAAATATAAATCAAAAAGTAAACTAGAACAAATGCTTGGTTTTATTCTCGACAACGAAGATTTTAAGAAACATATTAAGGAGACAGGTATTATGGCATCAATACAAGAAGAAATGAAGAAACAATTGCTTAACAATGAACTTATTGTTACAGAACTTATCCGAATAATCAAAGATCCGGGAGCTAATCCGGCACTTAAAAAATTCGCATTGGAAAAATCAATCGATCTTAATGCAAGAACAGCCGTTAATATCACCGATTCAACGAGTAATCCCATAAAACGCAATATTAACGATCTCATTGGTGAAAAAATCGTAGGTAATCTTAATAAGACAGGTACGGATTAAATATAATATATCCAATCATCTCCATATTCTTCGAACAAAGCATCTTCTCTGTTTTTATTATATTTTCTTAACAGATTACCGGTTAATTCTCTTTGAATATCATCATCAATAGGTGGAGGTTCTGCATTTTTCATACATAAAGCATAAGCGTCCGGATAATCATCATGATCAGCATAACCTACCGTTAATAACTGATTGTATAATCTCGGTATATCTTTTATATCCGAATTACACAAAATTTTACCATATCTTTGTACAACAGGCAGTAAAATGCTCAATATACGCTCTTCCTTCTTCTGTGAGCTTACTTCGTTCCATATTGAAGTATTTAACACCTTTCCGTTATTAAAGACCTTCATGCGTATTGCAACGGCTTCTTGGTCCAATTCTTCAAAGTTTTTTCTTATCTCGCGGACAATAGCTTCCTGTTGTCCCTGAGTTTCAGCATTTATACTTTGTAACCTATATTTTACAGATAATCTCATCAATGCCTCAGTCATTCCGGGTATATTCTGATAATCCGTAACAGCATATTTTCCTCCCTGAATATGTATAATAACAGGAAATATTTTACCCTTTGGCATATCCTTGGCAAAATAATGTACATCGTATCCTGCCATTGACGGATAACATCTGCAATAGCCTGCAGTAACCATTACGCTATCATCACTTGTATTGGCTATTGATGAAGCTATATCTAATCCTGTCCACAGCCATAACTCACCTTTCCATTTCATACCTTCATATACAAATTCTATCATTTGCTTATTGCGTTCATTATATATCTCCATATTCAATGACACAAAGCTGTCCGGACTAATCATTCGTGTTTCAGGTGCAATCGGTTCATTCATGAACTCTTGATAAAAACTGTCAAGTCTGCGTTTTTTAAAGAATTCATAATATTTATTAAGTATAAAATAACTGCCTTTATGGTCAGCCCATGACAATGTTTTAAGTTTTCTATCCCATTCTTTGCACGTTTCTACAGAAGGTGAATCGAAATCACCGTCTTTCATGCATCTTTTAATTATTTCCTGTAACTCGTCCATAGATATAATTGGTCTTTGTATTCCATACCAATTTTTGCTTTTTACTATGTCTTTCCATACGGTATCAGGATGTACCAATGTGCCCAAGTAAAGTATTTTACCCTGTCTGCTGTCGGCACTGTTAATCAATTCCGCATCAAACCAATATTCCAACTTTTTTCTGTTTTCTTCTGTTTTAGTGTTTTCCTGAGAATACATGTCATCACATATTATCAATGAGGGTCTGCGTCCATTAATATTTAATCCTCTCGTATGCTGTCCGGATCCTATTGCCCATATGATTGTGTTGTCAGCAGTAATAAAACTATTTACACGCCACATATGATGCGTTCGCCTACGATCTTCATAATCTTCTATTACTCTCGGGTCTTTATCACCAAATATACGTGCTAAATCATTACGTGATTCTATTGTTGTCTTAATCGATGATATAAAACCTTCTGCTCTTCTTAGAGTTTCAGATGCAATAAGTATAAAATTTTCGTCAATAGGTATTTTTACAATATCATCATTCAACATTAATTCTTTATGATACTGCTTTTTATTATCATCCCAACCTAATAAATCAGTATTTACATATATATCATGTCCTTTTAGATAAATAAGATACGTAGGAAACAAAAAACTTCCTACAGTACTTTTGGCAGCTTCTCTGTGTACCATGAAATACGTTTGCTTCTGCATTACATATTCTTTGGAAGGATCTAATAAGCGAAATAAAAGTTCAGCCATTATATAATGGACTTCACTAAAATCATGAGAAAATATATTGGGAAAAAACATCTTTGCAAAACGATAAATGCCGAGTTCAGACATCTTGTTTTTGCCAAAACAATTATTTGCACAGGTTGCAATTATATCTTCTACGTCCACGTTAATTTAAGGTAATCAAAAAATTACAAGGTCTATCGAATGCGGGATGACTTTGATTCTTCGATGCAATATATATTCCATAGAATATTTCTTCGATAGTATAATAACACACAAGATTCAACAGTTCATAAGTATCAGAATACTTATACTTCTGTATATTTGCTTTTAACATATTGATTTCTTTTTGTGTCATTTGGTATAATCATTATAAAATCAAGGGAGATTCCGTATGAAATTTAATTTTTATATATTAAGAAAGGCTATGAACTCAGAATGAAAAACACGGAATCTCCCAAAATAATTTACTTGCCAATTTTTTTCTTTATATCTGAAGCATTAACACCGAAAAATAATGTACCTCCCATTATTAATCCCTTGCCTGCCCATGATATATACCAAGGTTCAGGTATACCTTCCAGTACGATACCTATAACAACAATAATTGCACCTATTGTCGTTTTCCAATTTTTACTTATAAATTCACTCATTCTTTTCTCCCGATTATTTAATAATTTTTCCGGTACCTTGATTAATTCAGGTAACGGCTTATTTTCAATAGTTATCCTGTAATTAGTATATTCCGCATTAGCAGGAGTTATTATATCACTCGGTTTCTTTTTCATTTGATAAATATTTCTGTATAGTTGTTATCGCTGCTTTTACTCCTTGCGGAATTTCTTTAGATTTAAGTTCATCAAGTATCTCAGGAATACCCTTGTTTTTAGTATTATCATAAGTAACAGCATTATTTGCATACATTTTACCCTCCTTTAAATCAAAAAATCCGGCAAAAGTTATAGCATGCATCTCGATAGCATCCACTTTGTTGTCATCGTTTATAAACAAAAACTTACTGGATCTCTCCTCATGACCTACAACGATGTATTCGCGACCCATTGCTCTGCCGGATTTATTGACATAAGCCTTGTCACTTATTGTGAACTTAAACATTATTGGACTTGATAATAACATATATTCTCCTATTGTTAATACTTTTTATATGCAATATAACATTAATTTTCTTCTTTTGCAACTTCTTTTGAATATAATTCCCAATACGTCTTTGCCGTAGAACCAAAAGCACCTGTTATCGGTAATAATAAATTATTCGTATGGATTACAATTTGTTCTCTTAGCTTCTCTTCATCATAAAGAGTTTCACTTCTACCCATAAACATATTATCATAATAATACTTAGTCGCCAATAAAGGCATAGTACCAAAAGGTTCTAATAACGACCTTGTCATATAACCACCACCTTTGTCACCTACGAGATTACCTGTAAATCTCGAAATATGCTTAAGAGATGATTGATGCTGTACCCCCGTTTGCAATTTAGGTACATTGAATCTATTGGTTGCATTACTCATGAGCAATTCCAATATAGTCTGGACTAATTCTATTCCCTTTAATCTCATAGAATCCGATAAATTAATTACCTCCGTTAATCCATATTCATCCAGAGTTCCCCCAATTTGCCCTATCCACGATAATACGGATTGCAAATAACCCATTGTTATATATCCTAACAAGGAACTTCCACCATACACAAAAGTATTTTTCAGGACAGGAGTTACCATTGCTCCGAATAAGCTGTCATTATGCAGGTACCATTCTCCTATCGGAATACCCAATGCCTTCATGTATTTCATGTATAGTTCATCGCCTCTCAACTCGTCAACTAATGCATTATGCATTTTATTCCGTTTATATGCATATTCTATCTGATTCAATCCGTTTTCTTTGGAAAAATTACCGAACATCGTTAGTAATCTTCCGGTAGATGTAGATTGTGAAGGTGTCCTTGAGTAATTTCCTATTGATTTCCATACCATTGATTTTTCTATTTCCGCTCTTAACCATGGCGATAAATCCTGATTAACAGTATTGTCAATACCTAATGCATAAAATGCAGCATCAACGGCTTCTTTGCGTGCCTTCATTACATCTTCTATCCTGTAAGCTGATAACATATATGACTTATCCGAACTTTTTACTTCCATATCTTGAGCAAATCCTGCTCCTGACATAAAGTAAGACAGTAAATCGGAATATCCTAAAAGTAGTTTCTTGTGTTCTCTTAAGGATAATCCATTATGAGTCACCAAATATCCGGATGATTCCGTCTCTTGTCCATATTTACTTTCGTTTTTAACAGGTATTATTCTTATTTTCTTTTTGCCTTCAGGTAAATCATCAGGTCTCTTCAAAAGTTCATTAACCGTAATTTTCATCTCCACGGCTTTGTCAATAATAGGCTTATAGTACTTATCCATTTGTCTCTGGTTATCCCTTAAAGCTATTAGTTCTTTATAACCTTTCTTTATCCTGTGTATTCTTTTGAACTTTGCCATATTGTTAAACTTACTGTCTTCATAAATACCCTCTCCCTTAAACTCGGTAGATATATCCTCTGTTAATCCCCTAGCTTGTGTACCCTCGGTCATTGCCATTGTAGTTATCGAACCAATACCTTCTTTTTTGCCTTTATGTCTCGAATAAAGCCTATTGATATCTATAATGTTTTGTGCAAAGTTACCTCCTGTCCTTACAAGAAATCTTCCGAACCAACCCCATCCCATTAAATCTTTTGCTAAAGTGGTAGGCATTACTCCTCCATAACCAATATTCCCAAGATGATTTTGTAACCATATTCTTAGATATCTATTAGCCAATTTTACTCCCGCTGCTCCCATAATTCCTGTTGCTGCTCCCCATCCAATGACAGGAGTACTTAAAGCCGCAGCTGCAGCAACGGCATAATATTGCCCTCCAAGATATACTGCAAGTGGCACTGCTTTACGGTTAAATGCAAGAAATTTGTCTATAGACTTAATAAACATGCTTCCTGCCGTCTTAGCATTTATTTTGCCTATGCTTGTTCTGTATTCCCTGCTATTGGCATATTCACTCATTACCGGATTTTTCTTGATGTTGCTTTTATATACCTCCAAATCAATATCAGTATTATGTATTCTTATATTATCAAAATTGGCATCTTCACCAAGTTTAAAATTCATTTCCATCTGTTTTATCACATCATCGGCAACTTTAGCATAAGATTTCTTTATTTGTTCGTTAAGTTTTCCCTGAATACTACGATAAGGTGCGCCTGATATAATATTGACAATATTATCCCTGTCAATCATATATACGGTTTTTCCGTTTTCATTGTCATCATGTAACACAAGCGTATCTCTATATATAGAATCACGGAATTCTCTTTCTTGTCTCAGTTTCATCGTACCTACAAATCTACCCTGTATAATCTTGGGTTCATGGTTTCTATCATGTACCATAACCGCATAATTATCACCCGGACTACCAAGCTTTTCAAATATGGCATCTTTATCTATTTTATCAGTATATAATGAATTTTCTTTCATCACTTTACTAAGTTTACCCATAGCAACAAATTTTGCATGTGCATTTGTATCAGGATCTTCGTTGTATTTCTGTTGGTATAGATGTTCCATGTTTACCAAAGATTGCTTTATTTTAGAATGCACTTTATCTGCAAAATTGGATACATTATAACTGAAATAATCGGAATTATAAGCCAAATCGGGTCTGAAATACAAAAGTAGATCCTCAATATTCAAAGATTCCTTTGATAATCTTTCATCAATCCCATTAATTGTATCCATAGAACTTACTGCCATAATATGCTCTACCTTACTATCTTGATTAGCTTTATCGGTAAGATTATGTATTATACTTCTTATGTAACTTTTTGCCTTGGAATTATAATCTTTCTTTTCTGCTCCATACAAACTTTCGAATGGTTTCTCGAATCCAGGTATTCCCATTTCTCTTAGAACATTATAATATGAAGCACCTTCACCTACGCTCATCTTAGTAACAGCCAAAGCATCAGAATACATCTCATGTGCCAATTTACCCACAAATTCAGAATTATATTTGTCTTTCAGTTCTTTTGCTCTTTCAAACCGATTTACCCAGTACTCTTTTTTATCTTTTGCCTTCTCTTCATATATAGGTACATTGTTAATCTCTTCTTCAATTGATAAATGCAAATTTTTCTTGATAAAGTCCATTATAGCCGGCATATTAGCTTCGTAATCACCCGTTTTAGTCATAGATGTTTTCATTTCCTGCATAACCGTATCGAATAACTTAGTAGTCTCAAATTCCTTATTACCATAACCATCAGCAGTAAACTTGTAATCATAGTATTCTTTATATTTAGTATTCATATATGCTTTTGTAGTATAATATCTTCTATTAAGTTCTTCCGGACTACCATTCATTTCGCTATCTAATATTTGCTCCAGTAAACCTATTGCATCAGCATCCTTTATTACCATTTTTCTCATATGATTAATAACTTCCGATGGCTTCATATCAGTTAATTCATTTGCATATTTGCTCAAATCGTCCGCTTGCTTTTTTTGATATTCTAATTTAGCAGGATCATTATAATTAATTTTCTTATTGTTTTCATTTATCATCAAAGCCTGATTGCGTAATATATTAACTATCATATTGGCATTAGCTTTCATGAATAAATATTTATACAATGCTTCCTTTTGATTATTATCCATTGTTGCATCTTTGGCTGAAAAGAAATCCATTATATCACCTTTATTGGTTAAATCATAAGATGACATTATTTCTTTTCCTCCCTTATTAATCGTCTTTACCAATAAATTCATTCCTTGCATGGACATACCACGAAACTCAGAAGAAACTTCATAGTCACTTATAACATCATCGTCAAGTCCCGCTATTTGCATTGCTTCTCTTTGATCTTCTTTGTATCCATCCGATTCATCATATACTATGGATTTTATCTTATTTGATTTTTCTTTGTTTTTCCCTTTGTACTTATATATCGATGTATCATCTAATGCTCCTGATTCCTTCATTGACTTCAATATCGTAAATATCATATCTTTCTGATAATTATAGTATTGATTGGGGATAAACAGGTTAACCATATGTTTCGGAAGTAACGGCAGCAGCTTTTGAATCATGGTTGCCTGGTCTATCAGGTCTTTTGGATGCATGGACTCTAATGATAAATCAGTTATTCTTTCTCCATTTTTCCAACTTGCTGATACCGTTATTACTTCTTCCGGCTTATATACTAATTTCTTGTCACTCAATCTTCTATATATCTCGTCATCAATAGTGGACTTAACTAATGTATAATTAGTCAACATGCTCTTTAATTGACTATTACTGTATTTTCTCGTAGATTCTAACTCTTTGAATACATTTGCTATTTCCGATAAAACAGTTAATCTTATTGCCTTACCACCAAAAGTATTACTTTTGTTTTCAGAGCCAAAAAGTCTTTCCAAACTCTTCATAACTCCAGGAGACAGATATTCGAGCAAACTTTTTTCCACCTCATCAAATGTCTCTCTATTCATTTTACCTTTTTTACCTGCAATTCGCTCTATATTCTCCTTCACTAAGGGTATTATCATTTTTTCATATACAGATTCATAATCTTTTTTAGTTAACTGTGTAATAGGTTTATTCCATATTTTTCTGATGTTTTCTATTACTTCTTTCGGTAGTACATTTTTGTCTTTAGATAAACCCCTTAACATCCTCGAAGCATCTGTTATATCTTTTAGCGTTGTAGCTTTATTTAACTTTGAAATACTCATGTTATATCCGTTAACTTCAGTGTTTTCAGTTGTAACATTATCTCCTCTATTTATTTCGTTGTTTATAAAATCAAATAACTTTTCACCATTTACCATAGGTTCTATATCGTATTTTCTGGCAAATTTTATGCTTTCTATCGGATTATTCCTTATTTCTCCGTCAGAATATTTCATGGCTTCATATTCGCTCATATAATACTTGTTCATTATTAACTTAGTATAATTCGGATCTGTGAATCTTTTAGGTGATAACAAAGTTCCTCCTGCCCAACCAAAATCACCATAGATATTATTCATTTTTGTATCACTAAATGCAAAATAAGACCATAATTCTCCCTGTTTTACAGGATCATCAGTCATTTCTTTTACTACATTTGATATTCCCTTTGCTATCATTTCCTGCATCGCAACCTGGGAATACGGTTTGTCAATATCTGCAAATTTATGTATTATATTAGACTTAGCATTAAGAAATTCCACCGGTACCCAGTCTACGGTAAGTTTGCCATTATCATCAAATAAATCTTTGGCCATTATTTTCCCGATAACCTCTTTATCTCTTACTCCTATTAAATAACCGTTTTTATATCTGATAAAACCGTCTTTGGTAAGAAAATCAAAGTTATCCGTCCTAGTTCGATACCTCGTCATTACGTCCCTGTAAATAGTACCTGCATAAGTTTCAATATACTTTTTGCCAAATGGCTTAGTATCAAAAGTACTAAATACCCTTTCTACTTCACCCCTATTAGTAATATAAGGCGAAAGTAATCCCTCTATCATTTTATACTGATTAGCTCTTGCTACCACCAATTTGCGTGTCAAATAATCCATCTCCTTGGCTATATTACCGTCTGTATCGAATTCTTTTATGTATTTCCATGGTTCACTGCGGGTATCCTCAGAAACTCTCGTTACAATTGAATTGTGGAGCTTTTTCATCAGATTCTTCTTAACAAACAATGGTTCAAAGTCGTCTTTTTGCGGTATAATATGCACGGGTTTTTCCGGCTTTTCAGGATATTCCTTGTAATTAGTCTTTAGATCCTGATAAGATAATTCGCTTATTCTGTTTTCATATTCTGCGATAGATTCATTATTGTTCTTCTTATGTCTATTTCGCTTTGATATTCTTATCATTTCATAAGTAATATATTCATTATAATTCTTAAATGCATCTTCAGGTAAAGTACTGCCAATACTATCATCTTTGAACATTATGTTCTTCGTCCATGCCCTATTTTCATAATTAAAGTACATACCTTCCACGTTTACAATTATCTTCCCATCTTCAATACCAATAGCTCCCGTATCTTCCGCATCGGCGATTTTAACTAATTTACGAGTAAATTCCACAGGTAATTCTCTGAACTTTTGATATTCTTTTTCACTTAATTTTATCTTTGCAAAAGATACCAAATCTTTCTTCCTGATATCAAATGACTTATTTTGACCAATTCTCGAAGTATTTCCCGTGTGATATATTTCATAATCAGCACCTATTTCATTAAGATAATCAATGAACTGAGAATCTACATTAGGCATATCGCCTACTACAAACTTTGCACCATTTGAGCTTGCTTCATAAATTGTCTTTTTGGTTATATCCTGCAAGGATTTTCCGTAAAATTCCTTATTACGAGCTAACATGACTATGCCTGCACCATCTCTGTATTCTCCCAAAGTTTCTTTTGTTGTTCTTGATGACGAAGGATTATTGTTGGCTAATTCTACGATGGAAGAAGTTGCAATTTTACGCATAGCCTTGTCTTTGCCGTCTCCTTCAGGTGTTCCTTTACCTCGTGGATCAAAACCTCCTTGATACCCGGGAGTATCTGACTTCTGAATATCATTTGAACCAATTAAATTTTCTTTTAATCGTAATAATCTATTTTGCAAATATTCATATGTTCTTGGAGCTTTTTCTTTTAATTTAGCTAAACCTGTTCCTATTCCGTCCTTAGGTACTATGATAGAAACTTCTTGTGGTATTTTTTCAAAAGCATCACTTATTGCTTTTACATTAGACTCATACTCATCATCGTTCATAAAACTATCATCAGACATAGAAGGTCTCTTTTTCGTAGGAATACCTATTGCATTTATTTCTCCTCTCATCTCTTTTGCCTGTCCCCCTAATCCGGTTTTTTCAAGATTATCACCAAAAAGATATATCTTGTCTCTATTGGAAACCAAATCATTTCTCGTAATATACTTTTGTTCACTATAACTAACCGCATTTTCTTTTTGTTCACTCTCTTCATGTGTCTCAAATCTCTCTATTTCACGGTATTTACGTAATATGTTTTTCCATGTACCTTTTTCATTATCTTTAGGTACTTGTTGCAAATATGTAATACCCGAATGCTTTAATTCCTGTGTTCTTGATACAGTCTTTTTAAAAGATAATCCTGCTTTGTCGGAAAAAAAGTAATTTACCTGTTTACGTATTTCATCTTTATTTGCAATTTCCCTGTAAGGAACTCCGTCAACAGTTTCTATCATGTGATCTATTATTGCCTTTGGAGGATCAAATGCCCTCTGATTCCATGTATCTACACTAAGTTCTACAGGTAAATCAAACATATTGCTTTGTACATTGTAAGTAATATTAGATCCCTGCAAGAATTTATCTTTTATCCTAAGTCTAACAGTCTTTTGTTTGTTTTTGATATCGATATCTATATCGGTTACAAGATTACCGAATTTATCTGTCGTGAAATCATCATGCATATTCTCCAATGCTTGAGATATATTGTTCTTTATACCAATAGTTTTACCTTGTGATTCCTGTGCCTCTACAACGGTTCTATAGTATCCTTTGTGTTGTGGCTGTATATACCTCTTTTGCGGTTCAACTCCGAATGCCTGTACAAAAGCATTTCCCGTACCCGTAAATTTACTTTGCATATCGGTGAGATTCTTTATTGCATTTTTCCATGCACCTTCTCTATTTCCGTTGTTATTAATGTAATTCCATAATATATCAAACTTATCTGGAGTAAAGTTATTATCAGGAATCCTTATGGCTAATCCGTCTTTGTCAAAATCCATTCCAAATACTTGAGCACCTGTAAATGCGTTTATACTTATAGTTCCTTCGTCATCAGTAATTCCTGCAATGATAAAAGGAGCTATCATGTCAGGCGAAGAAGCTGGTGTTCTCTGTGCAAATACCTTTGAACCTAAAGTCAAAATAGGTACCTTGTTCTTTATTGTACTTTGTTTTAACTTTATATAATCCGATTTAGATATTATAAGCAACTGTGAACCATCTTTTGCCAATCCTGTTTCAGCATCTACCTGTTGTAATATTTCCGCTTTTTTTCTTTCAATATCTCTTTGGAATCGCTCTGTTGCTTCATAGATATCATCGCCTCTGTATCTTTTTTGGAATTCATCTATTTCATATTGCATTAAATTATTTGTATGTGTCAATACTGCCGATTGCGGTACATAAGTAAGAAATCCACCTGTGCCCTTACCTTTTTGCATATTATCAAATTCTTTGCCTATCAGGTATGCCAATTGACTACCTGTTCCTACCTGGTTAAATTCATCTCCGACAATATAATTATCAAAGAATAACGCTAATTTTCCCATTGTTACATTATCGGTTTTTATCATATTTCCGTCAATCGCATCTTCCAATACCCTTATAGCATCTGTTACATTAAGATGTATAAAGTTAGAAAGACTACTTTCGTTTTGCTTGGAAGTCCTTATTATATCATCAACTAGATACTTTAATCCATCAGCAGCATATTTACGCATTTGTTCTGTTTTCTTGGCAGCAGGATTAAATATCGAATAAATAGCATATAATCCGGTTATTGATTCCATACCGTCATCTATCCTATTATTAAACATATCTTTCATTGCTTGATATGCTTCCTCACCGTTTTCGCTATCCCAAAATCTACCAAGTTTCCACATACTCGGCTGAGTATCCATTGCGTTACTTCCAGAACCATTCTTTGCGGAATAAATACCATGAGCATGAGATAAAAATTGAGACCCCTGTTTCCCTGTAAATGGCATCCACTTTATTCTCCATGAAGGTATAACATTACCTTGTACCAATTCTTTTTCTTTTTGTACAAGAAAATCGAGTAATTCGGGATCAGCTTTTTTACTTGGATCATTGGTCTTAAATGCCTTAATAGGTGTTAGTATCTGATCGTGTACTAATGTTATTCCATATTCCGGTATAGGTGTTTCTATTACTTCATAAGCATCATGATTCTTAAATGCACTTTCCATGGCTATAATGGAAACCTGTTTTCCCGCATTATCGAGAAAATCATAGTATCTTTGATCAACAGGATCAACTTTTGATGGTTCAGTAAAATCAGCATATTCCATGCTTTTCTGCATTATTCCGTTTTTACCTTCATAATAAGTCCTGTTATATTTAACTACACTTTCCGTAGGTTTTGCTCCAACAACTTTTTGCTTAGAGACAAATGCCGGCTTATTAACCGCTCTCGCCAATCCGTCTGATATATCTTTATTGAATAATCTTTTGAACAAATAAGGGTCTTCTTCGAGTAACTTATGGTCAGGAATATACACAGATTCCTCTATTATATTTTCACCGTCTTTAGTCGTTAATCTCTGATTACGGTTTCTTAAGTATTCCTGATTTATCTCACCATTGTCATCATATATATCCGGTTCAAAATATGACAAATGTTCTATTGTCTTTAATCTAAGCGGAGCATGTCCAAATGGCAAACTTCCATATTTATCATCAATTTTACCCGTGATATATTCATTTTCCTTAATTTCCTGTATTCTCGTTTTACCAGATGTATTAAGTGACCATGTAAGTATGTCTTTAATAGCGGTTTTTAGCTTATTAGAAGAATTCTCGGTGTTATCAAGATATAACGGCAATTCGGTCTGGATTCCTTTTTCATTGTCAATATAAGTAAAATATTTCTTCATTTCATTACCTACTTCGGCAATCATTCTTGCATTTTTAGTAATAAAATCCACTTCTTTCTTATAATCTTTGCTTTCTATTTTCTTAAGTAATTCAGCCATAGGCAATTGTTTGCCTTCTACAAACATCTCATACATTTTTTCGGGATCAAGATATTTTCTCAATTCATATCGTTGTTTTGCTTTTCCATCATGTTTCCATATGTAATCACTGCCCATTGTTCTCCAAAAGCTATACCACTGTATTTCCTGAGCTACTTTTTTGGCTAATTCAGGATTACCTGCTATATCGGCTAATGCTTTACTGTGCAATACTAAACCACCTTTAACTTTAGGTAATATGAAGTATCCTTGTTTGATAGCTTTATCGGGAACGTTATCGCCAATTAAGTCATCAGGCTCAAGGTTATGCCTGGCACCTTTATCTACATTATCTACAGATACAATCATTCTGAAATCACCACTAAATAACTCGTTTAATAAAGATTTCATCTCTTCAGATACTTCTTCTTTAGCAAGTTCATCAGTCATCATTTTTCCGAATTCTTTATATGAAGTAATTTCTCCCCGGTAATTATTAATCCTTGTCCCGTCAGCAGCATATGAACCGTAATGTTCTCTTATACCACTTAATTCAGGATCATCTTTGTACTGTAAATCAAGATGTAATCCCTTAAACTTTGATGAATTGTCTATCACATTGGCTATACGTGCAGCCCTTGCCATTAATTCATCTTTATCTATTTGTGCTTTTTCATCTAATTCACTATTTTTCTTTATTAATTTATTATATATATCTTCCGTTCTTTCTTTTAATTTCATATCAACAGTTTGACGTTTATAAGCATCCATGCTCCCATATCCCAAACTTCCCGCAATATCGGATATTTTGCGTTCTATACTCTCATTATCATATTTGTCATCTCCGTGCAATTGTTCAGGTGAGTCAAGATCCTCAATTTTCAGAGCATCCAACATCGCCGACCATCGTCTCTCTATTTCAGCTTGTGGCAGTGCTTTCTTTTGCTTAAATTGCTCAGTTTCTAACCGGATATATCTCGCAATATCTTCAGGTGTCATTCTTTCGTTTTCTTTTCTATACTTGTGCATCATATCAGCTATAATTTGACTATCGGAACGATTAGCGGATATTTTATATCCCTTTGCCATTAACTCCTGTTTATAATCGGATACGCTGTTTATAACATCAGAGGCGTTATCTTCCTGCCATTGCAATCCACTTAATGTCTTAGATGCTTTTAATGTATTTATAGTAGTATTTAGTATATTAGCATCATTAGGATCAAATGTTCCTCGGTTACCTATTGCCGATTTTACTTGCGTAGGGTCAAATACAACAACTTCTACACCTCCATTGTATATCATTGAATCATATCCCATGCTTTTTAGTTTATCAACAACAGATTTAGGAATAAAAGAAACATCTGCGTATTTTTCAGGATTATTCCCCAGTTTTTTAAGATAATCTAATTCTTGATCTGTTAATTTATTAATAACTTTTTTCATGATTACCTTTGCTTCTTCTACACCATATACAACAGGAATTAATGGAGATAAAGCAGTTACTAAAGTAGTAGCAGCTATTTTCGATAATTTTTCGCTTCCTAATAGATCAAAG